AGGAAGCCGTCCTCGCGTGGCTCGGCTCATCGTGGGCGGGGCGCGCTCTCAACCCGGCGCTCTCGTCCTACACGACCGGCGACGACTCAGAGTCCTACTCGGTCTCGTCGGCGGAACTCGCAGGCACGGCTCCGCCGGACGCAGCGCGGACCCTGTCGCGCTACTGGCGCAGGGTCCGCAACGGGGTCGTCTAGGTGCTAGGCGCGGAGGTAGTGCGTGGGGTCGTCGAAGATGCGCTCGACGCTCGCGATGACGGCGTCGAAGCCGCGCTCTTCGGGGTACACGCGATGCGAGTGGGGACGACCGTCGCAGTCGAAGCAACGCGGGTACTCGTCCGGGTCGAAGGACGAGCCGTAGAACGTGTGACCCGTGTTGTATCCGATGGTCTCGCCGAGATTGGGCGAAGGGCGGTCTCCGCAGAGCGGGCAATGGTCGATGGCGGAACCCGGCTCGATGTCGGTCACGGTCGCGCCACAAGTGCAGATGAACATTCGTCGTCTCCGTTCGTACTAGGCGTTGGGGAGAGCCGTGACGATGTCGACGCGCATCGCGTCGGCGGTCTCCGGCTGGTTGTCGCGGCGGAGCATCAAGGTCACGACGCGGCGGTCGCGGATGATGACCCAGACCTGATTGCCGTTGCTCTCGGTGCGAGCGTAGAAGTCCTCGTTCGTCGAGCCGACATGCTCAGGGAGCGTGGTCAACTTGACGGCGACGGAGCGACCGGCGGGGCACTTCGAGGCGATGGCGGCGGAAGCGGCGAGAACCTTGCGACCGCTCAGACCGGCGGCGGCGATGCGGGTCATCGCTCGTTCGGTTGCGTGGTTCGTGGGGGCGTTCGTCGTTTCCATGACCGTAATGTATACCCTAGCGTAGACGATGTCAAGCATATTCTCGCCCGTAGTGTTGACACCTGTCACCATCCTACGGTGTCAGATGCGGCGTTGTCAGGGGGCAGTTTGCGATGAGCATCGAAGGTCGACTCAAGGACGTCATCGCCATCGAGCGGAAGACGGCAGGCGCGCAGAACGCGTACGGCGTCGCGGCGGAGACGTGGTCGACGCTGGCCGTCGTCAAGGCGTGGTATCAGCCATCGAGCCGGAAGGAAGGCGTCGAGGACACGTCGGGCGGCTCGCTCCGCGAGGACGGCACGTTCTACATGCTCGACACGGACATCGTCCAGAGCGACCGCATCCGGTACAACGGCGAGGTCTACCGCATCACGGACGTCCATGACCCGGCGGGACGGCGAAGCGACCGCCATCTCGAAGTCATGACCAGCATCACGAGGGTCGTGTGATGGCGGAGCAAGTCGAAGTCGAAATCGACGAGAAGCAATGGCAACTGTTCCGCAAGGCCATCGCGCGCGGGTTCTTCCTCGCAGCGTCGTTCGTCGAGGGCGAGGCGAAGGCTCTCACGCCGGTCTACGGCGACCCGGACCAAGGCGGCATCTACAAGACTCGCGCTCCCGGCTCGAAGCCTATCGGCGGCACGCTCCGGCGGTCCATCCATACGGTCGTCTACATCGACGGAGCGCGGCAGTTCGCGGGTTCGGCACAGCAGAACTCCGGGTCTGACCAGAACCGCGAAGCCGTCCCGAAGTACAGCACGGGGCGCGGCATCGAGGCGTTCGTGGGAACCAACGTGTTCTACGCGTTGTTCGTCCACGACGGGACTGTCAAGATGACGGAGCGTCCGTTCCTCCGAACGGCGTTCGACAACTCATCGGACCAGTTGGTCCGGTACATCGCGGAGGGGTTCCGACAGACGTTCGGGACGAACCCATAGAGCGGAGGGCATCAATGCCATACATCGCGAAGAACACGACGGGCGGCGACATCGCCATCCGGACAGAAGAGGGCAAGCGCATCGTCGCGGACGGGGAGGTCTTGACGGACATCTCGAAGAGCATTGCGATGCAGGCGCGGAGTCGCGGGTTCGAGGTCGAGTGGGTCCAGAACCCCGAAGACATCGCTCCGCAAGTGGCCGACGTCATCAAGGCGAAGGAAGAGGTCGTCGAGGCGAAGGACGAGAAGCCGAAGCGGAAGGCGACCGTCACGGTCAGCGAGGACTAGATGAACGACCCGTTCGGGACAATCCTGCTCGCCATCCGCAACGACGCGACGGTCGCGGGCATCGTCGGGGACACGTCGGCGAAGGTCACGTCGAAAGCGGCGCAACCTCCGTCCGTCCGTCTCCGCAATCAGGGCACGTCCCGGACGCCGTTCGGACCCAACTCGAACCGGGTCGGGGTCCATCTCTTCCGTGCCATCGCGCAATGCTACGGATTGGAGGACGACCCGAACGGAGAACTCATCGCGTCGCAACTCGCGCGGGCTGTCGCCGATGCAATCCACGGCATCGGGGCGGTCAGGGGAACGGGAACCAACCTCATCCTCCGGGCGTGGACGCCGGACATCAACGAGATTGTGCGTGACCCGGACACGGATTGGCCTTACCATACGGTTCGGATAGAGGCTTACGCGGCGGACTAATCCGCTACGTCAGAGCGGTCCGGGTCATACGGGTTCGGACAGAGCGAAAGGAATAGGGACATGGGCGTCACGGTTCTCGCAGAGAACTACATCATCGGGCCAGCGAGCATCCTGTACAGGGACGTAGCGGCGACTGGCGACTGGACGGACCTCGGAGCGACGCTTGACGACGCAGTCATGCGTATCGTCTCGGAGTGGTTCGTCCCTGACAACATCACGGGTCTCAAGGCTCCCGTCGTCGGGCTTGACGTGCAGCGTCGTCTGAACGCGGAGTTCGAGTTCACGCTTCCCGACTTCGTCGGCGGGAACATGGAGGTCGTCTTCCCCGGCGCACGCGTCACAGCGGCGGTCTTCAACGACACGGTCTCGACCCCGTTCACGTCGACCATCGCGGTCGCAGACGTCGAGGCGGGCGCGCAGAGCATCGAAGTCCTCGCGGTCACGAACCTCGCGGTCGGCGACTACATCCGCATCGGCTCCGGCGCGGGCGTCCTCGTCGAGTATCGTCAGGTCACGAACATCGCGGCGAACGTCATCTCGTTCCGCGACCCCCTGCTCTTCCCTCACGCCATCGGCGAGGACGCGGTCGAGACGGACGGCGACTACCGCTCGGTCTACGAGGCGTCGCTGTACTCGCGGATGCCCACGTCCGCCTACAAGGAATGGGCGATGCGGATGAGCAATGGCAACGGCTACAGCGAACTCCGGCTCCCTCGCGGTCTCTCGACCACGGAGACGGCGGAGGTCACGGTCGGCGACAACTCGCTCTCCGGTATCCGGGTCATGGTCAGCGGGCGCGGCGATGGGCCGAACCCCAACACGTCGCCTTACCAACTCATCATCAACGAGTCCCCCGGTCCGGCCTAATCCGTGACCATCGAGGTTCGGACGGAGAACGATGCGGAAGCCGGTATCGTTCAAGTTCGGATGGGCGGGGAGTGGTTCTCGCTCCCCGTCCTGACAATCGAACAGTCCGAAGAATGGCAGGCGGGTGTTGGTGCGGAGATTGCGTCGCTCGACGACGGGCTGGACCCGGAGCAGGAAGCGGCGGAGTCAATCACCACAGTCCTGAGACAAGGTTCTCTCGCGATGCGGCGCATCGTCGTCGCGTACGACCGGACCGAAGTGCTAGGCGGGGAGGGAAGCATCCGTCAGCACATGACACAGCGGGAACTATGGGAGGCGACCGAGCGCATTCTCGATGCAGAGTTCCCTTTCGACACGACGGCAAAGCGTTCGGTGGCCGAGATGTTTGGGCTACCGCTAAGAGCGTTGGAGATAGTGACGCAGGCAGTAACGGAGGAAGCGTCACGACGGGCGAAATATCCGAATGGTGTCTCGCCTATTGGGGCATCTCCTACACCGTCATCCGACGCGAATGGACGCGAGAACAACTCGCAATCCGCTGGACCTACGGACAGCGGCGCATCAAGGAAGAGACGCAGGCGAACCTAATCAATCAGGAGGTCGCAACCATGCACGGCGTAGCGCGCGTCATGGTCAAGGACTACGGTCAGAAGCGACATCGGGATGTCATGCGCCTGCTCCGCTCCAACGAACGCACGAAGCCGAAGGTCGACTACTCGAAGGAATGGCAGCGGCTCGTTCACGACTCCGAGACGAAGTTCGGGGTCAAGGTCCAAAGGGTCAACTAGATGGCATCACTAGGCGACGTCTTCCTTCGACTGCGGTCTGACGACAGTCAGTACCGGAAGGAAGTCGTCGAGCAGGGCAAACAAGCGGGCACGAAGGCGGGCGACGCAGCCGGGGAGACGATGTCGCAGCGCATCGGCTCGCAGTTGAAGAAGCATTCGACGCTCATCGCCACGTCGGCAGGCGCGGCGTTGGGCACGTTCGTCGCGGGCGCGGCTCAGGACTTCGCGAAGTTCGAGCAGCAGATGAACGAGGTCCGGACCCTGCTCCCGGACATCACGGACTCCGCGTTCAAGGACATGCAGAACGACGTCAAGGACTTCTCGAACGAGTTTGGGAAGTTGCCGGAGGACGTCATCCCGGCGCTCTATCAGTCCATCTCGGCAGGCGTCGAGCAGGGCAACGTCTTCGACTTCCTCGAAGTGGCGAACCAAGCGGCGGTCGGCGGCGTCACGGACTTGGAGACGGCGGTCGACGGTCTCACGTCGGCGACGAACGCGTGGGGCACAGAGAACCTGTCCGCAGAGCAAGCGGCGGACTCGATGTTCACGGCGGTCAGGCTCGGCAAGACGACCTTCGGCGAACTGTCGGACTTCATGTTCCAAGTGGGACCGCTCGCAGCGGCGCTCGGCGTGGACTTCGACGAGGTCAACGCAGCCATCGCGACCCTGACGGCGCAGGGCACTCCGACACGCGTCGCCACGACGCAGATGAAGCAAGCGCTCTCGGACCTGTCGCGCGAAGGCTCGAAGACGGACAAGGCATTCAAGGACATCGCGGGGCAGTCGTTCCCCGCGTTCATCGAGCAAGGCGGCGGACTCGAAGGTGCGCTCATCCTCATCGAAGAGGCAGCGGCGAAGAACGGCAAGACGATGCTCGACCTGTTCGGCTCCATCGAGGGCGGGCAGGCCATCCTCGGTCTGACGGGCGAGAACTTCGAGTCGTTCGGCGAGAACCTTGACGAGTTCGAGAACAAGACGGGCGCGGCAACCAAGGCGTTCGAGACGATGGACCAAGGCGTGCAGGCGACGGCGAACCGCATCGCGGCGCGGCTCAAGACGTTCGCAATCGGCATCGGCGAGTACCTTGCGCCTGTCGGTCCCATCCTGACGGCGTTCGGTCCGACCATCGGCAAGGCTCTCGGCGGGGCGTTCGGCGCAGGCTTCGGCTTCCTCGTGACTCGCATCCCCGCTCTCATGGCTCCGGTGTTGGCGAAGATAACGGCGACCGTCACAGCGTCGGCGTTCGGTCAGACGTTGCTCAACAACATGGGGCACCCGTCGTTCCTCAATCGTCTCCGTGGTCTCGGCGGCGGTTGGGGCAAGGCACTCGGCATCGGCGCGGTCGCTGTCCTCGGCACCATCATCGCGGCGGAACTGGCGAAACTCAACGAGGTCATCGCGGCGAACCGTGAGCAGCAGCAGGCAATCACGGCGGCGCAACAGGAGATGCTCGACGAGGGGCTGTCGCGCGAAGAGGCGCAGGAGCAGTTGGACAACCTCCGCTCGGTGCGCGAAGGACTCGAAGGCGCGGCGGGCGCGGTGTACGACCTGTCGGCGGCGACCGAAGGCATCGCGGGCGTCGGCAACCTCATGGACTTCCTCGCAGGCGGCGAGGACGTCGCGACGTTCAACCAAGACCGCATCCGGGCGCTCGAAGAATATCTCGCGTCCGACCTTCCGGAGACCTTGCAGGGGTCGGCGAAGGAAGGCGGCGAGAAGGTCGCAGAAGCCGTCGCGGAGGGCGTCGAAGAGCAGGAAGAGAACATCGCGGCAATCACCGAAGACCTCATCGCGCGAGGCATCCTTGCTCCGCTCGAAGACGGGACTCCGGCGGTCACGCAGACGCTCGACGAAATCCTCGAAGACGGCGCGCGTGCCATCGAGGCGGGGGAGCGTCGCCTGACGGACGTCTTCGCTGGACTCGGCGAGGACGGCGCGATTGCGATGCGCGATGCCATCCGGGGCAAGACGCCAATCGCCGAAGCGTTCGAGTCGTTCCCCGAAGAGATGCGGACGGCGATGGCCGACCTCGTCCCCGTCGTCAAGGAACAGATGAGGACGGCTCGACGCGAGGCGCGGCACGAAGCATCGCTCATGGGCGTCTCGTTCCGCGAGGGCATCAAGCAATCGAAGAGCGTCGTCAAGAATGCGATGGAAGACCTCAAGTGGGCGATGCTCAACCCCATCAAGGGCGTCAAGGCGGTCATGAAGATTGAGGGCGCGTTGCAGTCGAAGCAACTCCGCAACGGTCTTCGCTCAGGCGACCCGTTCATCCGGGCGCAGGCTCTCCGGACGCGCGCTCAGTTGGTCGAAGAGTGGGAAGCGATGACCGGCGAGGCGTGGGACCACGGCAAGTCGACGTCTGAGAACATCGGCAAGGGCATCAAGGCGCGACGGCGTCAGGCTCGACGCGAGGCACGCAAGACGAAGAACGCGGTCACGGAAGAGACGGCGGCGGCGGCGGAGCAGCAGGAAGAGACCGGCGTCTCCATCGTCGACAACCTCATCTCTGGCATCCGCTCGATGATGGAGAACTTGCGGAACATCGCGGGGCGCATCGGCGAAATCATCTCGAACAACACGAAGCCGGGGTCGCCGACGAAGGAAGGTCCGCTCTCGAAGGAAGGCGGTCTCGAAGTATGGGGTCGCGCACTCGCGGAAGACTTCGGGAAGGGTCTCTCGTCTGGCCGTTGGGACGCAGCATCGGCGCTCGGTCTGCGCTCGTTCAACCAGCGGAGCGCGGACCTGTCGACAGCGGCGACCATGCGTCCCGGCGACAGGCCGGGGGGCGACACGACCATCAACCTCGAAACACACGGACTTCCCATGCGGGCTAAGACACCGCAGGAGGTCGCACAGCAACTCCGGCGGGCGGCGCGCATGGGCGTCATCACTCCGAAGCGACCACGGGGGGTCTTCGCAGAATGACGTCACCGGCAATCGGCGGTCTTCATCTCCCGGTGTTGGAGTGGAACTCGAACGCGCTACAGGCGACGTCGTCGGGCGAGATTGTCCTTGCGACATGGGTCGTCCGGGGTCTCGACGATACGTGGGAGGTTCGCGGCGAGGACACGGTCATCCCGTCCGCTCATGGGCGCACGGCGCGCGACCGCAAGCGCGACTACCTCATCATCGAGGTCAACGGCTTCGTGACCGGGCAGGGCGCGTCTCCGGCGCTCCAACTGGCAGACGTCCGCTCTCGCATCCAAACCCTCCGGGGCGTCTTCGACCCGACGCAGTCACCGGGCGACCTCGTCGTCCGCTACGAGGACGGGGACAACGGCACCATCTCGTGTCGTCCGGTCAACCTCATCTGGTTCGAGTATCCGGACCCGGTCTACCGTCCGTTCTCCGGCGAGTTCATGGCGGTCGGGGCGGATTGGGTCAAGGCGACGCCGTAGATGGCTTCTCTCGTCTTCAACGTCCACTCCCGCTCGAACCCCAATGCGGCACCGTTGGGGACGCTCACGGACGTCTCAGACAAGCAACTCGGCATCGAGGACAACGCGGTCGGCAACGGCGGGTTCAACATCCATCCGGACTCGGCGCAGATTGGCCTAATCACGAACGGCAACTACGTCAAGGCGTACCGGGACAGCGTCTCGGCGGCGAACCTTCTCGGCGGGTTCTGGATTGAGTCAGGCGGCGATACGTTGCTCGCGGACACGGAAGCGGGCGGGCAGAACTGGCAGCGCGGCGGGCGCGGTCCCATCGCCATTCTCGAAGAGGCTATCGTCTGGCACAAGGCGACCTCCGGGACAGAGAAGAACATCGAGCGGGCGAAGAACCGTTGGGTCTGGAAGAACGCTCACCCGGCGCGCGTCCTCGTGCGGTTGCTCGAAGAGGCGAAGGCACGGAACACGCTCCCCGGCGTGTCGTGGGACTTCTCTCGCACGCGTGACAGCGACAACGTCAAGTGGTCATCTGCCAACTTCGACAGGTTCGAGGTTCCCATCGGCGCGAACTTGCTCGACGTCGTCGGCGTCCTTCGGGACAACGACCTGTGGGTCTACATGGACGCGAACCTCGTTCTCCATGCGTACGACAACGAGAAGGACAACGACCTGTCGGGGAGCATCGACATCGAGGAAGGTGTCAACATCCGGGAGACCAGCGAGCGGACCATCGCAGGCTCGACGGCGCGCTCCCACGTCCTCGTGCAAGGGAACAACGAAGACGAGAAGTCGCGCTACGCGTACGCGGGCGACGCGACCGTCCGGTCTCAGATTGGGCGACGCAAGGAAGGCTACTTCGAGTATCCGCGAACGTCGACGAAGGCCATCCTCCGGCGTGTGGCGCGGCGCAAGATACGGAAGTGGAAGAAACAGTTTGACGGTCCGTTCACGCTCGGCGTCATCGACACGGTCGGTCAGGTTCCGGGCATCGACTTCACGGTCGGCGACGAGGTCAACGTCAACATTCCCGGCGCGTACAACAACTCGACGGAGCGCGTCATCGGCATCACGTTCGTCGAGCGCGACAACGGCGAGTACGACAGCATCGTCGACTTCGGAGACTTCGCGCACGACGCGAACGGGAACTACATGGGCGGCGACTCGTCCGGCTTGAACCCGTGCGGTTGCGGCGGGAAGAAACCGGGCGGCGGGTTCGGCGGCGGCGGCGGCGGGACACCGCCACCATCGGTCCCCGGCACGACCCCCGTCCGCGAGGGCACGTACTTCCTCGATGACTTCAACCGCACGTCGAGCGACGTCGGCTATCAGTTCGAGGTCGGCACGTCCATCCCGACCGAACCGCTCTACGGCATCTCCGCTCTGACGAAGCAACTCCACGAAATCCCGGTCCCGTCCGGCGGGGCTGTGGATGACGTCAAGTTCATCTTCTCGGACTTCACGTCGCAGAACGACGGCTTGACGCCAAGCATCTCGTACTCTCCGCTCGTCGGCTACGCGCCACGCGTCCTCGGTCAGTCGGAGACGAAGGTCGCGGACGCGCTGGCAGATGACATCGACATCGCCATCCCGGACGGCGCTCGCGAGGGCGACATCCTGCTCGTGTGGATTGTTCACTACCGGGGGACGGTCGGCGGCGACTACGGCGCTCCCGGCAACTATTGGGATTGGTCGCCAGCAGACTCGGCCTACGTCAACTCCGGTTCGTCTCACGGCGGAACGCCTGCCGGTTACGCGACGATGGTCGGCATCCGTCTCGATGCGACGAACATGGCGGCGCTCGGCATCACCGGGTTGCAGGACGACACGGTCAACACGGGCGACGCAAGCAACGCGGCGAGCGCTCGGCAGGACCAGTCATGGGCTATCGCGTGGCTCGTGCGAGACGTCGCGGACATGGTCACGGACGGCATCTACGGATGGAACGGCTCCCCGACCACGAGCGCGCTCATCGGCTCGCTCAACCCGACGTCCGGATGGTTCGACTACAACAGCGGGGACATGACCCTGTTCTTCTCGGCGGCGGCGGCGGACGGAGCCATCTCCGGCGAACACAACGAGTACAACGAACTCTACTCGGACACCGAACTCAACATCGACGGCGCAGGCAACGACGCGGGCACCATCGTCTCGGCTCGTTGGGACGACGCGACCACGCAGGCACCTACGCCGAACCGGACGTTCCCCGGTTCCCTACAGGTGCAGACCATCTTCGCCCTTCGCGCGGGTCCGGGATGGACCGGGTTCGAGGGGCACACGAACATCTCGCACGCTCCCACGATGCACCGCTTCCGGACGCTCGACGGGAGCGAGCCGGACGTCGACTACGTCCACGTCTTGTTGAATGAACCAGCGGCGGTCGGATACGACAAGGAAGCCAACGTCGGCTACGCGACGGGACTGCTCATCAACCCCGGCAGTTACATCGAGGGGACCGACCTGTTGCACGGCGGGACGGACCAACCGTACTTCCCGGACATGGTCGGTCCTTCGCCGGACAACGGAGACTTCGTCTACTTCGGCTATGTGTCGGTCGGCGGCGCGGGAGACGAGTTCCTGAACGGCGACATCGGGACGTGGGACTTCACGACGCTCGACTTCTCAGGCTCGCCGAACGGGTTTCAGACGGTCAAGTTGGTCGGCACTCGCGAAGACGACCTCAATCCGCACGGTCTCTTCGCGTACAGGAGTTCGAGCAATCAGTTCGAGTTCAACTTCATCACGCGTTGGGCTGTCTCCGCTTCGACGAACGCCACGGACGAGGACACGTCGACCATCTCGACCGGGGCGAACGGCGGCGGGTTGTTGGAGAACAACTATGTCCTCAACAGCGACGGCGGACTCGGCACCATCCTGACGAGCGGTCAGAACGGCGGTTCACCGTGGCCGGGGGGCAACCCGTGGTCGTTCCTGACAGGGCCGGTCGGCGACCTGACAGAGTTCGGGTTGGATGGAGACTATCTGTTCGCTCAGGGGGACAACACGGTCGGCGGCGGCTTCGCGTCGTTCTACGTGTTCGGCGATGAGCGGGTCTTGCCATTCTCGGCGGACTCGTGGGAGATGGAACTCCGGTATCGGCAGACGGGCAAGACGCTTCCATCATTGGACGGGACGCTTCACCGATTGAGCGGGTCTTGGCAGTATCCGTACATGTCCTTCTCGGTCGAGTTCGGTTCATCTACACCGAACGGCGTCAAGGTCCAGTCCGGCGTCTCCCCGGCGACGAATGACATCCTGACGAAGACGGTCGCTGGCACGGGCAACTGGGGTCGCGTCAAGTGGCGCAAGGAAGGTCTCCGTCACTTCCTCAAGGAATGGGCCGAGAGCGGGTCGGAACCGTCTTGGCAAGTGGCCGACGACATCCTCCCGTCCGCGCTCGACGAGTCGGCGGAGACGTACGACTCTCAGGACCGCTTCACGCTCGACTTCATCGTCGGTTGCTCCGGCGTCGCAGACGTCCGCCTAGAGGTCGATTGGGTCAAGGTCACGACGGTCGCGGAGGGCGGCTCGCTCGTCATCGAGAAGTTGGTCGCGCGCGGCGACGGCTCGACAACCAAGTTCTTCCTCGGCTCGTCCTTCAAGGAAGGAACGCTCATCGTCGCGGTCGACGGGAACCGTACGACCCCTGTCGAATGGGACGCCGAAGAGGGATGGTTCCGGCTGGACCGGGCACCGTACGGCGACCCGGCAGACGAGACGGGGTCTAGCCTCGTCACGGCGAACTACGAGAAGGCGTAGGCCATGACGGACGCATACGACATCACATGGGCGGCAGGCTCGACCGTTGGCGGGCGGCGGAAGAACAAGTGGGACGCGACGGTCGCTCCGACTGCCGCAGACGACTCGGCGGACGGCTTCGAGATTGGCTCCCTGTGGGTCGACGTCAACAACGACGACGTCTACATGTGCGTCAACGACACAGCGGCGGCGGCGGTCTGGCGTCATCTGAACGCGGGCGTCTCTGACCACGGCGGATTGACGGGACTCGGCGACGACGACCATCCGCAGTACATCAAGGACTCGGAGTTCACGGCGACCGGCGATGTCCTCGTCGGGACCGGGGCGGGGACGTTCGTCGCGCGCCAGAACAACGACAACGCATCGACGGCTCCGACCGCATCCGACGACAACACGGCGGGCTACGCCATCGGTTCTCGTTGGCTCGACACGACGAACGACAAGGAATACGTCGCGACCGACGTCTCGACCGGCGCGGCTACGTGGGTCGACCTGACGACCGGGGCGGGCGGCGGCGCTCCCACGGACGCCGATTACCTCGTGGGCACGGCGAACGGCTCCCTGTCGGCAGAGATTGTGGTCGGCACCACTCCCGGAGGGGAACTCGGCGGGACATGGGCTTCCCCCACGGTCGACAGCGTCCACTCAGGCAGCGCTCACCACTCGCAGAGCCACGTTCTCGACGGAGGGGACCACACGGTATCCGGACTGACGCCGGGGCACGTCCTGACGGCTCTGACGGCGTCGACGTTCGGCTTCGCAGCGGCTCCGGCGGGAACCCCGGCTTCGACGGTCACGGACGAGACGACCTTCGGCATCTCCCCGGCGGTCGGCACGGACTCAGAGTACGCGCGGCAGGACCACACGCACGGCTCTCCCACGAACCCCGTAACGGCCCATGAGGCGGCGGGAGACCCGCATCCGGGGTATCTGACGCCTGCGGAGGGGAACGCGGCGTACGAGCCGTTGGGCGCGGTCTCGACGCACGAGGGACTGTCCGACCCGCACACGGGCTATCGGTTGGAGAGCGCGGACCACTCGCACGCATCGACGGGACTCGAAGGCGGACTCGTTTCGCATGACGTCCTGACGAACGTCTCGGCGGACGACCATCACAACCAAGCGCACGCGTTCGACGGCGCGGACCACACGGGCTTGACCATCACGTCCCTCGCGACGGGAGACTTGCTCCGGTACAGCGGGACGGCATGGGTCAACTATCCGGACTCGAACTACGCGGCGAGCGGTCACACGCACGCCTACGCGCCAGACGACGCGGACTATCTCGTCGGCACGGCGAACGGCGGGTTGTCGGCGGAGATTGTCGTCGGCACGGCACCGGGCGGCGAACTCGGCGGCACATGGGCGAGTCCAACGGTCGACACGACGCACGCAGGCTCGGCGCACCACAGCGAGTCTCACGTCGTCAACTCCACGGGTCCACACGCGGAGAGCGGTCTGACCATCGGTCACGTCCTCCGGGCGTCGGCGGCGGACGCGTTCTCGTTCGCGGCGTTGCAGGCGTCGGACATTCCGGCGCTCGACTACGCGCCATCCGACGTCGACTATCTCGTGGGGACCGCGTCAGGCGGTCTCTCCGCTGAGATTGTGGTCGGAACGGCACCGGGGGGCGAACTGGGAGGAACGTGGGCGTCTCCGACCGTTGACAGCGTCCACAGCGGAAGCGCGCATCACGCGCAGAGCCACGTCCTCGCGACAGGCACGGCGCTCGGACCGGACCACACAATCAGCGGCGCGGCGGCGGGCGAAGTCCTCCGGGCGCTGTCGGCGACGACGGCAGCGTTCGACGTCCTGCAACATGGCGACCTTGGCGGCGTCGGCACGGACGACCATCACAGCCAGAGCCACGACCACAGCGCAGCGGGCGACGGGACGACGCTCTCCCCGGCGACGCTCAACCTCCCGTCGACCACGACTCCCGCGCAGACGACGGAGGGTCAGGTCGTATGGGACAGCGACGGCGACTTCCTGACGGTCGGCGACGGCACAGGGCGCAAGGACTTCGGGTATCTCGGCACGACGAACCCGGTCACACAGAACTACTCTGACGCAGCGGCTCCGGGTTCCTCCGTCGAAGTCGCGCGCATCGACCACGTCCACGGGATGCCAGCGGCAGGAAGCGGCGCACCCGATGACGCGGATTATCTGGTCGGCACGTCCAATGCGGGCTTGTCCGCAGAGATTGTCGTTGGGACAACCCCCGGCGGCGAACTCGGCGGGACTTGGGCGTCGCCGACCGTTGACTCGGTCCACTCCGGTTCGGCGCACCACGCGCAGAGCCACGACCACAGCAGCGCGTCGGACGGAAGCACGCTCGACCCGGCTATCCTGCTCTTGCCACCCGGACCGTTGCTCACGAGCGGCACGAACGGTCAGTTGCTCAACGACGGGACCGGCGTCCTGACGTTGGCAGACGGCAGTCTCTCAGGCGGCTACAAGCACTATCCGTTCCTGAACAGCACGCCTAGCACGCAAGCGTTCGGCGACAGCGCGGACGCGGGCACGCCAGCGACAGCGGGCTTCGCGAGTGCGGACCACAAGCACGCGTTCCCCGCGCAGTCAGCCATCGACCACGGGTCCATCACGGGACTCGGCGACGACGACCACACGCAGTACCTTCTCGTGTCCGGCACGCGCGCCATGTCGGGCAATCTCGACGTCGGCGGCAACAGCATCATCTCGTCCTCCGGCTTCCCGGCTCTCGGCGAATGGGGACTCGACGCCGGTCACGGTTGGTCGGTCTACGCGTCCTACATCTCGCAGCAGTTCGGCTCGGCGGCTCCGGCGGTCGGTCCGTACATGGACGCGTACCGCTACGGGGCGAGCGGCGTGGTCGCTCCGAGCGATGCTCGCATCTGGCAAGTCGAAGGCTACGTGTACGACGGCACGTCCAGCCTCGACACGGCGACCATCATCTTCCGCGTGGACGGAGCCATCGCGACGGATGACGCTCCGACCGACATCATCTTCGCGACCGGCATCGGCGTCGGCGGCGCAGGCGGCGACGGATGGGACGAGCGTTGGCGCATCGCCAGCGATGGCGACCTCGAACCGATGTCAGACAGCGCGTACGACATCGGGACGTCGGCAATCAGGGTCGCGACGGGCTACGCGGACATCTGGGATGGCGCACAGGTTCACACGCCGCACCTGACGCAAGTCGTCGTATCAGACACGCTCTTCCCGCTCTTCGAGGCGCGCAGCGCGGACGCTGGACCGGGCGCGAAGGACGACAACGACGTTCTCTTCCGCCACGACATCTACGGTCACGACGGGACGGGTTACATCATCGGCGCGCAGATGACGGCGCGCGTCGACGGCACGGTCGGCACGAACGTCATGCCGTCCGAGATGGTCTTCGGCATCAACACAGGCGGCGCGGCTATCTCGGAAGAGGTCACGTTCCGTCCAGACTCGACCGGATGGGCCGATGCGACCATCGCTCCGGGCGTCAACTACGGCGTCTCGCTCGGCGATGCGACGCATCAATGGGGACAGGCGTGGCTCTACGAGGGTCAAATCGGGGAACTCTACGTTTCCGCTATCTCGGAGTTCCGGTCCAACCTCGATGTCTACAAGCAAGCCGACTTCGGCACCGGGGCGTTGCAGTTCTACCGGGCACGAGACAACGCGGGCAGCGAAGAACTCGTGCAGAACAACGACACCCTCGCGTCCATCTACATGGCGGGATACGACGGCGACCAGTATCTCGGCGCAGCCGAAATCAGGGCCGACGTCGACGGCACGGCGGCGGACAACGTCATGTACGGCGAACTCATCTTCTCGACGAACAACGGCGGGACAGCAGCGACCGACCGTTGGCGCATCTCGGCGGCGGGCAACCTCGAACCGATGCTGGCGTTCACGACGGTCGGGGCGTGGGACGAGCCGGTCGGGGACTTCTATGCGGAATACACATATACCCTGCGCTCGGCGTTCGGCGCGAGCATCGAGTATTACCAGACGGCGGACAACGTCGACAACGACTTTCTCGGCTTCCTGTCGATGCACGGGCAGACGACGGGCGGCGGCTTCTCGCAGGGCGCGCTCATCTTCACCCGCGTCGACGGAACGGTGTCGGCTGGCGTCCTGCCGACCGAAATCGTCTTCTCGAACAATCTCGGTTCCGGGACGAGCGCGACGAACATCTGGCGGTTCGCTCCATCTGGCGCGTTCGAGCCGATGGCGGACTCGCTTTACAACATCGGCACGGCGAGCGTCCGTCCGGCGACCATCTACGCGGACAACCTCAACTCGGCAGGTGACATCACAATCGGCGCGGACGTTATCACCGAAGCCGAATGGACCGACCTGACGGACGGCGGCGAGACGACGTTGCACACGCATCCGGGCGGGGGCAGCGGCGCTCCGGTCGGAGCGGACTATCTCGTGGGGACAGCAGACGGCACCCTGACGAACGAGATTGTCGTGGGCACGTCTCCCGGCGGAGAACTTGGCGGGACGTGGGCATCTCCGACCATCGACACGACGCACAGCGGTTCATCTCACGCGAACATTCCGACGCAGACGGGCGCGCTCAACATGGGCACGAACGACATCACCGGAGTCGGCGACATCACGATGGTCGGCGACATCGACGGCGAGGGCTTCGGTCCGTACTTCCACCATCCGACGACACGCGTCGGCATCACGCTCGAACGAGAGTCGACCGTCGTCGCAGACGGCGAGGTCGGCAACTTGCTCTTCTACGGCAACGGCTGGCCGATGGGAGCCATCCGGGGCTACGCTCGTGTCAACGCTCCGGCGTCCGGCGACTCTCCCGGCGCGCTCGTGTTCGAGACCACGCCGGACGGCTCGTCGACGTCGGTCCAGCGCTGGCAGATTGACCATACCGGCGCTTGGCTTCCCATCACCGACTCGACCGTCGACATCGGGTCATCTTCGGTCAGGGTCGCGACGGGCTACTTCGACAACCTGAACTCCGCTGGCGACATCACCATCGGCGCGCAGACCATCTCGGCGGCGGATTGGCTCGACCTGACGGACGGCGGGGCGACGACGCTCCACTCGCACGCGGGCGGCGGCGGCGCTCCGACGACGGTCGACTATCTCGTCGGCACAGCGGACGGGACGCTCTCGAACGAGATTGTCGTGGGCACGACGCCGAACGGCGAACTCGGCGGGACGTGGGGAGCCATCACGGTCGACGCGACGCATTCCGGTTCGTCTCACGCGGCGCTCCCGACGCAGACGGCGACGCTCGACATGGGCGGCAACGACATCATCTCGGACGGCGTCACCGCTGGCGCTCTCGGCGAGTGGGGCACGGACACAGGCCATTCGTGGGCTGTCTACGCGTCATACATCTCCATGCAGGGCAACTATGCGGCACCGGGCGTCTCGCCTTACATGGACTCGTACCGCTACGGGACCGCTGGCGCGACGGTCGCGGACGACTACTTCCTGTGGCAAGTCGAGAACTACGGATACGACGGGACGTCCAGCATCGACGGCGCAACCATCTTCTCGCGCATCGACGGAACGGTCTCGACGGGCGTTCTCCCGACCGAGATTGTGTTCGGGACGAGCCTGACGAACGGATGGGTCGAGCGCTGGCGTATCTCCCCGGCGGGCGACTTCGCTCCGATAACGGCTGGCGCACCCGGCGCAGGCTACGCCGTGGGCGAGTGGGCGTTGCCGGTCCGGGACGTCTACGTCGGCGACTTCATCGCGCTCAGGGCGGAGCGAGATACCGGGCCGAACAACATCGAGTTCTATCGTGGTCGAGCGAGCGGGACCATCGTCGCGGACGACGACATCCTCGGCTACATCGGGTTCTACGCCAACGACGGCGCAGAAGGCGGCGTCATGGGGGCGCGCATCGCGGCAGTCGTCGACGAGGCGACCCCGGCGAACGATGACGTCCCGACCGAACTCGTCTTCTCGACGACCAACGCAGGCACGGTCCCGACCGACCGTTGGCGCATCTCCCCGGCAGGGGCGCTCTCTCCCATCGCGGACTCGACGTACGACATCGGCGAGTCGTCCTTCGCGGGCAACAAGCACGTCAACGCGCTCTACGTCGACACCATCTATGTGACGGACATCACGAAGGATGCAATCAACGGGGCGGTCGACTCAATCACGGTCAACACGCTCTCGTCGTCGTCGTCCTCGTTCATCGACATCCTGTCGGCAAGCGGCATCTACTTCGGGACGAACGGCGTCGGCACCACGTACAACTACGAGTTCCTTGGCGGCAACGCGGACATGCGGGGTCCGTCCGGGTCGGAACTGTCGCTCTACCGCGACGACCCGACGACGCTCGACACGAACCAACTCGGAGCCATCTACTTCGGCGGATGGGACACGGGTTCGACGGAACGCCGGACGGCGAGCATCCGGGCGAACGCGGCGCAGGACTTCGGTCTCAACACGAACCTCGGAACCGAACTGACGTTCGCGGTCACGCTGACAGGCGGCAACACGCCTACGGACGTGTGGCAAATCGAGGCGGACGGCGACCTCATGCCGTTGCTCAACGCCACGTACGACATCGGCTCGTTCTCGCAGAAGCCAGCGGCGGTCTACGGCGTCCTCGGTTCGTTCACGAGCCTCGATGTCTACGAGACGGGCGGAGGGACAGCGGGCTTCGACTTCGGTCGAACGGACCTGACGACCGACGCAGAGACGCTTGCAATCATCAACTTCCGTGGCTCAGACGACGGTTCTGGGGTACAGGTCGGCGCGACCATGTACGCGCGGGCGACGGAGGACTGGACGTCGACGGCGCACGGCACGTCTATCTCGTTCCAAACGACGCCGAACGGCGGGACGTCGCAGTTCACACGCTGGCGCATCGACCAGAACGGCGCGCTCTGGCCGTTCACCGACTCGCTCTATGACATCGGGCTGTCGACCAACCGGGTCAACCAAATCTACACGGACGGCATCGACACGGGCGGCAACATCGTCCCGGAGACGGCGGGCGGTCCGAGCATCGGCGCGTGGACTAACGAGTTCAACACGTTCTACTCGAACTACCACGAACTCGCGGTCCGCGACAACGTCTCGTTCCCGCAAGAGAAGTTGAACCGGACGCGCGCGTCATCCGCCATCGTGCAGGACGGCGATTGGCTCGGTCGCATCCTGTTCACCGGGCGGGACACGACGACGCAGCGCGACGCGGCAGCCATCCGGGCGGCGGTCGACGGGACACCGGGCGCGTCGGACATGCCGGGAGAACTCGTCTTCTCGACGACGCCGGACGGCTCCGCGACGTTGACCGACCGATGGCGCATCTCGGCGCAGGGTCACTTGGAGTCGGCGACGGCGGCGAACTACGGCATCTACGGCAAGCCGCCGAACGTCGTCACCTACACGTCGGGGTCTGGCAACTGGACGAAGCCGACCAACCCGACACCGACCTACATCGTGGTCGAAGTTCAGGGCGGCGGAGGCGGCGGCGGAGGGTCGCAGGCGACGTCGACGAGCGAGGCCGGGTCCGGCGGCGGCGGCGGCGGCGGCGGGTACGCGCGCAAGGTGTACTCGGCATCCGACCTGTCCGGGGCGTCATCCTTCGCGTACGCTGTCGGTTCCGGCGGCGGCGGCGGCTCAGGCAACACCAACGGGTCGGACGGCAGCGCATCGACTTTCACCGTTGGCGGGACGGCGTTGACGGGCAGCGGCGGCGGCGGCGGGACTGCCGGGGCAGCCGGGGTAGGGTTCACCATCGACAGCGGCGGCGGCAGCGGTGCAGCATCTAACGGCGACGTCAACATCGGCGGCGGTCCCGGTCACAACGGCATCCGCGTGTCGCTTCCCGGCGTCTCGGCGGCGACCGCAATCCAAGGTCACGGCGGCGACTCACAGTTGGGCGGCGGCGGGCGGCGCGACCCGACCGGCGGCGGCTTCGGTGGCTCAGGCTACGGCTCCGGTGGCGCGGGCGGTTGGGGCAACCAGAGCAGCGCAGCGACCGATGGCGGAGACGGCAAGGACGGCATCGTCATCATCACGGAGTTCTACGGTCCATGACACGCATCGAGTTCCCGGTCAAGTTCTGGCAGCGCATCCGTCGAGCGTGGCTCGGCGATGCCTACATGGACGAGTTCTTCGGCACGGCGAGAGAGCAGCATTCGGAGGTGCAGGCGACCCCTGACCGGCGCGTTCCCGACCGCGAGGGATACGACCGCGTCAACGACATCCGGCTCGACCCGGACAACGAGACGAAGGTCTGGGAGTGGGACGTCGACCTCGACGCCGGGGAGCAGGCGGAGTGGGACGCGATGTTCGCGGCGGTCACGGCGGGCGGCGACGGGTCGGTCCCCTCGTTCGCTGCAATCGAAGCGATGGTCTCGACGATGTCCGCGTACCGGGACAGCACGCCGGGGACGACGACCCCCGCGCAGATGGACGCGACGCTCCGCGCCATCATCGACTACATCCGCTATCTCGAAGCGCGCGTCTAGGGCATCCGCGCTCGGATGTCGGCTAGGTTCTTCTCGTCCTCGGTCATCAACGCGCCGAACGGGACGACGGCGGGTCCGCTCCCTTCGAGGACGACCTTCACGAACGGTCCCTCCGCGTTCCCCATGAACACGCCGAACTCCCCCGCGCCTATCTGGCGCATCGTTCCGCGCTCGTCGAAGTCGGACGTGTCGGTCTTGACGTAGACGGTCTCTCCGCGTCTCACAGGTACTCCGGTCGCGGCTCAGGCTTCGGATAGTGTCGCCAGACCGAGAAGACGGACTCTTCGGTCTCGCACTTCGGGCATTGCGGGCTGTGGGGGGTCGACCATCCTGACGCGCAGATGCCGCAGGCGGCTCGGACCTCGACGAGTTCTTCGCGGCACCATCGGCAGATGATGTCGGCGGACCCGAAGGTCTGGACGATTGGTCTCGGTTCGTGGTCTCTCATTCGTTCCTCAGACGCTCTCAGACGGACGGAGAGCGGAGATTGTACCGGGAACGGACACCGGGTCGTCTCCGCTCTTCTCGTCCGTCAGGGGCCGTTCTACGCGGTCGAGCGCTTCAAGCGCGCGATGCTGGCGGCGCGGGCTTCGTCGTCCATCTCTTCCCAACGTCGACGGGCGGCTTCGCCACGGGCACGCCGGACGAGGCTCGCTCGCTGGCGATACATCGCGGACGTGACCTTCGGCGGGAGCAGGACTCGCGTCGAGCCGTCCGCGCTTACCGTCTGGACGAGCGCGTAGTTCCCGGCGTCTGCCCAACCGACCTTCGAGTCGATGGTGAATGTCTGGACGACATGGGTCACGGTCATCAACCCGTCGTTCGTCGTGACGGTCGACGGGCGGCTCTTGCGAACCCCCGGCAACCCGTCAATCTCGGCGAGCCATCGGTCGATGACGTCCATGCGGTCTTCTCTCATGTGGGTCTCCGTGCGTGCTATGGGTTCGGGGGAGACGTCCGTAGGTGTGTTCGGGATGTCTCCCCTCGCGGAGCGGCAACCGTGCTAGGTGACTACCGCTCCGGTCCTTCTATCGTGGGGCTACCGATAGGCGACCTCCGTCCTGCGGGTCCGGCGAGTGTACCGGCGGGGGGAGCGGCGGACCGGCTCGAAGCGGTCCCCGCGTGCGAAGTAGGCGTTGTCGACGAAGATGTCGACCATCTCGTCGATGGCGGCGTCTTCCATCGCGTCGAAGGCGAGGTCGGCGGCGAGGCCGACGTTGTTCGGGCGCATCTCGCGGAGCAGGCTTTCGAGGGCGGCGGCGGCGAAGATGCTCTCACCGTCGAACCACTCGTTGCGGACCTGAACCTCGTTCCAACGCTCGTTCTCTTCGGGCGTCAGGGTCGGGACGGTCTCGCTCAGGTAGGCGATTGCGTCCGCGTAGTCCTTGGCGATTGCGTCGTTGTTCATTCGTGGTCTCCGTTCGTGTGTCTGATTGACTGACGTCAGGATAGCCTACGCTGGCGTAGATGTCAACTACACCTAACCGCTCAATCTACCGGGACAGGATGGCGACCCGGTTCGCGTGGATGTCGAGCGCGGCGGCGGCGGCGACGGCGGGATAGCCGACCGTCTCGGACGTCCCGAACCCCTTGCGCTTCGAGCCGTACTGAACGGCGAACCGGGCGCTCCCGGTGCGGTCCTGCTCAGGCCACAGGGACGAGTGTCCGATGCGGAGGGTCCGGACCGTGTTGCCGGACTTGTCGGACGACCACGTCACGGTCTTCCCGGAGAGCAGCGCTTCGAGGGCGGCTTCGGTGCCGACGTTGATGGAGTAGCAGCGGGTCATCGTACGACCTCCCAGTTCTCGGTCTCGGGGTAGTTGCCGGTTCCGGCGTAGTAGCCGCCGGGGGTCAGCCAGTCGATGCCGACCGTGCGGGTCGCGTAGTTCGGGCGGGGGTCGCTGGCGACCTCGCGGATGCGGCGGGGTCCGACGCGGACCTTGTCGCCCTTGCGGAGTTGGTTCGTCTGGACGGTCATCATGTCTCTGTCTCCGTTCGTGGGCCGGGGGACCGCTTACGCGGTCCACTCCCCGGCGATGATGCGCTGGCGCTTGACGTTGACGGCGATGTCGAGAAGGCGGGTCAGGCGGAAGACCTGACGAGAAGCGGCGTTCGCCTGACGGCGGTTGCCCATCGCGATGTTCATGCCGCCAATCTCGGAGGCGTTGTAGAGCATCGACTGTAGGGTCGGGATGTAGTCGGCGAGTTCGGCGTCCGTCATGCCCTTGATGTAGGGGTCGCGGTTCGTCATCTCGTGGTCTCCGTTCGTGTGTGTGTCTGATTGACAAGTCGAAGACTACAGGACGTCTACGCTAGCGTCAACCCCTAATCTGCCTCATCCGTTGACAGCGCGCACCACGGCGAAGATTGCGAAGCCGACCACGAGCCACGATGCCCACAGCGCGAGCAGGCACCCGGCGCGGTCCCATTCCTCCTGCTCTTCGTTCATCGGTCGGCGTAGTGGTCCCCGCCGCACTTCTCGCAGCGGGGTCCGGTGTACAGCGGCGGGTCCGGGCGGAAGTCGAACTCGTCGAACTCGACCTTCTCGCGACTGACGCGGATGCCGATGCCGTAGCCGATGTCGCCGAGCCGGAAGAGCAGGCGACCGATGGCACGGCGGACGGGGTTCGGCTCCGGGACGAACCGGAACTTGACGTCGGGCTTCATGACTACTTGCTCCAATCGAAGATGCGCGTCTTGCGCGGGATGAGTGGCTTGTCTGTCGGTCCCTTGACGTAGGGCGAGATGTAGACCTGACGATGCACACCGAGCGACGGGAACCATTGGTTCCGCCAATGTCCTCCGACGAGCCATCGGTGCGACCATTCGACGGGTCGAGGGTCGCTGTCGTCCGCTGTGGGCGTCGTGGGGCGACGGAGACGGACGATGACGACGTTCCGCTCCGGGAACTCGTATCGCTTGCAGCGACGCCGTACGGGGCGCGCAGGGCGTCCGGGCGCGTGCGTGACGATGGTCTGCTGTAGCAGGCGGAAGAGGACTTGGACGTCATGCGTCATCGGCGTCCCTTGGATGTCGCTCCCCTCGTACTTCGGCGGCGGGTCGTCGAAGAGCCACGGGTAGATGCCGTCGACGATGAGGTCGCCACGGCGCACGCCTTCGCCTTCGCCGTAGCGGCGCATGACGGTCGGCGTCTGGTATGCGCTCCCGTTGTCGTACGCGTCGATGTCCCCGGTCTTGTGCAGCATGTACAGGATGATGCCCCTCCGCCGGGTGACGGTCTTCGGGTTCGCCTTCTCGGCGTCGCTCATGAACCGGGGGTCTTTCGTGTACGGACCTTCGACGTCGACTTCGAGCGGCGACCACAGGAACGCGCGATGCACGATGGTCTGACCGTGGACGTCCTCGATGCCGTGCGGGCGCGTCAGGTAGACGAACCCGGCGGCGGTCAGGATGTCCTGCTCGTGTAGCGGCTCTTCGACGAAGTCGGCGCAGGCGGCTTCCCACAGGGTTTGCATGTCCGGCGAGACGTGGATTGGCTCCGCGTTGAAGAGCGCGTCCGGGACGTACTCGGTCCCCTGTGCGACGAAGCCGTCGTTCGGGCGTCCCTTGTCTCGCTGCGATTGTGCCCAGCCGTTGAGGTAGCGTCGACCCCTGTCGCTTGTCGCGAAGAGGTATGCTTCGAGTTGTGCATCGAGGGCGTCTTCCCAGCGGGCAGACGTCGAGCGATGCGCGCGAATGGTCTCGATGGTCATGTCGTCTCCGTTCGTGTGGGGAGGGAAGGGACGGACCCGCCGGGGAGGGAGTTAGCGGGTCCGTCTCCGTTCATCCTAGCCTACTTGTAGACCGCCATCGGGAGCGACTTGTCGACGTTGATGCCGTCGACCTTGAGGATGTAGCCGGGGCGGTCGAAGCACGCGGCGTCCCAATCGACGATGCCGACGACGACGTAGCGTCCCTTCTGCGCGCCTGTCTGGTCGTGGTAGAACTCGGCGGCGTAGCCGACCTCGTCCGGAACCCACTTGCGGTCGTCACCCCAACCTTCGGCGTGGACCGTGCGACCCGCGCTCATGATGGCGAGGCTCGGCTTGCTCTTGCCGGGGCGGGCGACGAGGTAGATGGTCCCGTCCGTCCAACCGTACTCGTTGGTCTCGTACGGGTTCGAGGGGTTGATGCGTCCTGCGGGGAGGATGGCGTTGCCGTGGTACATGTCGTGTCTCCGTTCGTTCGTTGGTCTAGCCGATGGTCTGCCGACCGGAGCCGATGCAGTTCGCGACCTTGACGGCGGCGAGTTCACCGTTCTCCGGAGCGTCCGCGTAGAACGCTTCGCGGGTGTAGGCGACGACGAAAGCGTCCTTGCTCCCTGCCTTCGCGACGAAGTCGTTGACGGTCCACTCGACCGGGTCGAGGTCGATGTCGTGGTTGTGGTCGAACTTGCGCGTGTGGGCGCAACCCGGCTTGTGCAGTTCGTTCTGGCCGAAGTTCGAGTTTGCGACGGTCGTCTTCATCGGGGTCTCCGTTCGTGGGGGACGGTCGCCCTAGCGGGCGACGACGTCCGGATGCGAGATTGCCATTGCCGCGCGGTCGCGGGAGATGGGGAGCCAGCGCTGCGCGCGACCCCAGTAGTGGAACTTGACCGTGTTGTTCGGGTAGATGGAGCGGCGGATGACGACCGGGGCGACGAAGCCGTCAGGCTTGCAGTTCTCGAAGGCTTCGGTGTAGACGGTGTTCGGTCGGCGGTCGGTCATCTGTCGTGTCTCCGTTCGTGATTGGTTGATGACCGTAGGTTACTACGTGAGCGTAGACGGCGTCAAGGGGTAATCGAGGCGAAGTGGTGACAGGTGTCAACGTCGGGTCCGGTTGCAGCGTGTCCCGGCGAAGAACCTTGCGTTCACCCCGACGAGGGTTGGAACCCCGCCATCGAGTGCGACTCCACGCGTTCTGCTCGACAGGTTCTTGCTCCGGGGACGCCGGGGCGGGGCGGTTGGTCGGACTCCCGAATACGGCTTGCGCCATCGGCTCCGGGTCCGACCTCATCGCGGTCCTGCTACCTGTGGGGGGTCTCCGCTGCCAATCGGGGCGGATGCGTTCCCACGTCGCGGTGTCCGCGATGCTGTCTGGAAGAGAACCCCCGCCGAGAGCCGACTTCCTGTCGTCTTCGGTCCCTAATCAGCAATGCCCTTCGTCCGAACCGAGCCGGTAGTTCTGTCGATGCTGGCGACTCTCTGACCCGATGCCGGGGGAGCGGTCGTCGCTTGCCTTGCGACTTGCGGTCTCCCGTCTGTCGAGTTTCGAGTCGGCGTCTCCGTCGAACCCCTGCGGCTTCCTTGTTTGCTCGTCCCTTGCGGCGGCGAGTAGTGACTACTCCGGGGCACCCTCCCGGTCGTCCCTAGTTTCGACGTCGCTCACGTTGGCGGCGTGTCCGTAGTTCGACTCCCGGCGGGGGGTCTCTTCCGTCTGCTGGTCCGCGCTTTCGGCGCTCGCCGTTCTCTGTTGCACGTAGTATGCGCCTACTCTGGCGTAGACGTCAACCCCCTCTAACTACACCAATCCGCTCAATCTCACGAGGGGGGTCGTCGAAGTCGTCGAACTTGAGCGAGATGGTCGCTTGCATCCGGACCGGACCTTCGTGTCGCATCATGCGCGCGTAGATGCGCGCGCCGATGAACGTCTCGAACGTGTCGAACAACCCGGTCAGGGCTTCGGACGAGAACGAGATGCCTTCGGCGCTCTCGATGCCTGCGACGCGCGGGTCGACGTCGCGGACGATGGAGAACGTCATCGCATCGTGGTCCCCGGCGGCGAGTTCGTCGAAGAGGTCGCGGTCAGACGACATCGGGTCTTCCTCCGTCCTTGTCGGCGTACTGCCATTGCAGGGTCTCCGGGAGCGTGTCCGTCCCCGCCATCGCTTCTTGTACGCCGGAGAGCGAGGCGAAGTGGATGTCGTCTTGTCCGTCGAAGCGGACGCGCCTGACGACGAGACCACGACGCCACAGGGACTCGACGGTCTCTGGCGTGCAGCCGATGGCGGCGACGAGTTGTCGTTCCGTGCGCGCGGGCACGTACGCGAGGAACCGGATGAGGCGGCGGTCCTGTTCGGTCAGGTCGTACTTCATCGGCGGCGTCTCGCGGTCTCGGTCACGACGTACGAGCGCAAGGCGCGCAAGGCGGACCAACACGGCTTGCACAGGTAGCGTCCTTCGGGCAGGAAGACGACGGCGGGCGCTTCGCCACAGTCGGCGCACGGACGCTCACTCATCGCTCGCCACGCGGACGCGTCGGGCTTCGTCGTACCGGCGGAGTTCGGCGGGCTGGACGAACCAGTCGCGTCCGCGCTTCGTGGCCTTCAACTTGCCCTTGTGGACTTGCTGTCGCAGCGTCGCGGGGTTCACCCCCAACTTCGCGGCGGCTTCACTCAGGGTCAGCGGCATCGCTCTCTCCGTTCTTGAGGTAGCCGAGCCGGAGGTCTTCGAGCCGGTCCTGCGCCATGCGGAAGCGTCGGGCTTCCATCCGCAGTTGGTCGACAGCCGTCCGGAGGGCGGGGGACAGGGCGCGGTTCGCATCGCGCGCCGGATTGGTCTCGTCGTTGAGCAGCGTGTCCGCTGCCGCGTCGAGTGTCACGCTCTCGGCGTGTAGGGCGGTCTCCGCCATGCGGAGCGCTTCGTCCGTGGATGGTCGGTTGCTCATTCGACTGCTTCCTCGATGGCGTTCGCGAGGGCGCGGAGCCGACCCGCCTTCGCGTGTGTTTGGAACTCCCGACTCGGCTGTCGGAACATGTCGTTCGCCTTCCGGTCAAGACCGGCGGCGGCGGACATGAGAGCGTCGGCGATGGCCGACAGGTCTCGCGCGTCAAGTTCGACGACGAGGCGGACGGGGTCGACGACCGCGCCGGTCGACAGGACCGGGACGCCGTCGATGGCCGTGACGCGGACCGTCGTCGCGTAGTGTTCGGGCTGGACGCATTCGGGGTAATCGAAGAGGCTCGAAGCCTCGTGGACGTTGACTTCGTGTCCGCAGGACAGCGTCGCTGTGACTGTCATCTCGTGGTCTCCGTGTGTGGCTCCGGCTAGACAGCCGGAGCGTCCTTGATGACGGCGAGTTCGTCGCCGAACTGGAAGCCTGCCGAGCGCGAGACGCGCTTCTGGAAGTCGAAGCGGACCTCCGCGAGACCGCCACGCGCGCCGCTCGTGTCGATGACACGGGTCACGACGCCTTCGTGTCCGGTCGGCAGATGCCGGACGCGCGCGCCGCGCTGGACGCGAGTGTCGAGAAGCGAGTAGTTGGGGTTGGTCATCGGGGGTCTCCCTTCGTGATGCGCTCCGCCTTCGCTTCGGCGGACCGCTGGTTGACGATGCTCTGGATGAGCAGCGCGCGCTTGTTGTTGACCTTCATGCCGTAGCGCTTGTTCTGGCGCTTGCGGTCTCGTGTGTCAGCGTGTCGGTCGGTCATCGTTTGGTCTCCGTTCGTGGTGGCGATATGGGAACCATACGCTAGCGTAGACATGGCGTCAAGACCTAATCCGTGGTACTTGTTGCGGCAAGGCACCATGACCGTCGTGCTACCATGCGTTCCACGCGCCGCAGCCGGGGTCGGTGCGCCGCGACATCCGGAGTCGAGAAACCGTCCGGGCGCGCAACCCGGAACCCCGGCGATAACACGGAGGGAACTCGTGCCAGAACGCATCCCGGTCGCCGTGACGACCCCCAACCCGCAGGGCGGCACGGTCACGCAGACCGTCTCATTCCAAGGCATCCCGCAGGCGAACGACATCATCCGCGTCGGTCAGCGGACGTGGATGGTCGCGCGCGTCAACTGGACGCCGGTCCGCGAGCCGTGGGAGATTGGCGTCGAACTCGTCCTGTCTCCGCTCGACGCTCCGCAGCCGCAGCCGCAGCCGCAGCCACACGCGCATGAAGAGGACGAGGCTCCGACCACGCGCAAGACGCGGCGGAAGACAGCGAAGGCGAACTAGATGCGGTAGACGTTCTCGCCGTGTGCGAGTAGCGTCAGGACGCGACGACCGACCGGCTCCCAGACCTTCGGGTCGACGGAGCCGGTCGTTTGCGCTGCGCCGATGGCGTCGTTGAGGTCGGTCGCCAGACCTCCGACGTTCTCGCTGTAGGACTTGAGGAACGAGGCGCGCTCCGACCGCGTCAGATGCTCCGGCACCGGCTCCAACTCCGCGAGCCATTCCAACTCGACCCCGACCCACGTCGCGAGGCGTTCGACGGCGGGACCGATGTTGCGGCTCTTCCCGTCCGCTCCGTCGAGTAGGTCGCCACGGATGGCGAAGAGGGTCTTCGTCGACCATCCGACGTGCGTCTTGATGCTGCCCTTCGTCCAGACCTTCGGCGTCATCGCTGCCATCGCTCTCGCAGTTCCTCCCACGCTCTCATCCCGTCGACCGCTGGCGTCAATGTTCGGACCGCATCTACGGGAGAACTCTTACAGGATGAACTGTTAGACGTGATTGCGGGGCGAACATTCACCGGACGACGCCGGTTCTGGACGTCGGGAGCGAGGACGAACCGGGTCCATCCGTAGCGTCCGCGCTTCGTGGTCAGGCGACCGAAGCCGATGCGGGCGAAGAACCGGAGGACGTCGTTCAGGCGGGACAGGGAGTAGCCGACGATGCGGGCGACCGTGCGTTGGTCGAACTTCCGACCCCCGGCGACGGTCAGGAGTAGCGCGTGTTCTCGCGCTGTCAGATGCCACTCGCGGTCCATGTTTGCCGCGTAGACGGTCACGACGCCGGGGTCGCCGAGACGGGGGATGCCGTAGGTCATGTTGCTCCTTGCGATGCGGTAGACCGTCACGCGAGGTCGGGTCTCTTGGGACGTCGGAGCCTACACCGTCGACGCTGGCGAACGCAACTCGACTACATGTTGTGGTCGCTCGACGCTTGCACCACTACATGTTGTGGTATACGCTGGCAGAGACTCCTGCGATAGCGGGACTGTCACGCGCGGGCATAAGAGGCATCGGACTGTGGTCACAGGGTCCGGTGCCTTGCTCGTTGCAGGGAGGAACGAGCGATGGAGTATCGCGGACGACTCGTCGAGTGCGACGTCTGCGGCGCTCTCCGTGAGCGGCGCGACATCGGTCCGACGATGACATACGACCCGGAGACGAAGTACACGGCGGTCATGCGCTGTCGCGACCGCTCGGCGTGCGAGGCGCGCGCGTCATCCCCCGAAGACGATGGTCGCGTGCGCGTGCGCCGGGGTATCCTCGTCATCGCATAGCACGCACGGAGGAACCCGTCATGCCAGACCATGACGTCGAGATGCACCCGATGAGAGCGCACTCAGGGGGAGTCACCGTCCGCATGGATTGGGGCGGCGGCTTCTGCGACACGGTCGGTTGGCACGTCATCCCTGAGAAGAACGACCTCGTCGAATGCGGCGACACGCTCTACAAGGTCCAGACGCGACGCTTCGACTCCGACGAGCCGAACGTCATCGTCCTCATCCTCGAAGCGCTCTAACCCGTCAAACCCGGTGCGATATTGAACGCTTAGGCGTGCAAGCGTCCAAACCCGGTGCGATATTGAACGCTTAGGATGTCGCGCGATTGGGCGGATTGGTGTAGTTGACACGTTCTTGACAGCCGTGCTAATGTGCATGGCACAAGGCAGCGCGGACCGCCAAGCGAACTCCCCGCAAGGGGACAGCAGAAGGGTCCGGGGGACTAACCTCCGGACTCCCCGCACAGCACGAAGGGAGACCAGAATGACGGTCATCTCACCCGAACGAGTCGCAGTCGCGCAGACTGAGGACCGTTCCCTCCCGTGGATTGGTCACGGCGAGAACATCACTCAGGTCGACGGTCTCATGACCGCACAGGAAGTCATCGACGCAGCCGGTCTCGGCTGGACGACCCGCAAGGTCTCGCTCATGACGCAGGAACACGTCCCGGTCCCCGGCAAGTTCGCCGTGGTCCGCGAGGACAACGGGTTCCCGCTCGGCGTGGTCGGCGAGAAGTACGTCGAGGTTTGGAACGAGGACGCCTTCGACTTCGCGAACGGCATCGTCGCCAGCGACGGCAACCAGTTCGTCGCAGGCGGACAGGTCGACGACGGTCGTCAGGTCTTCCTCGTCATCGACCTCGGCGCGGTCGAGCCAATCACCATCGAGGGCGACCCCGGCTTCAAGACGTACCTCATCATCCGGACGTCGCACGACGGCTCGTGCGCGCTGTCGGGCATGGTGACGCCGGTCCGTCTCCGCTGCCGGAACATGCTCAACCTCGCCATCTCGCAGGCAATCAGCCGGTTCAGCATCCGGCACAGCGGCAACATCGAGAGCAAGATGACCGCTGCTCGCAACGCTCTCGGCATCTCGGTCGACTACATGCGCCGGTTCGAGATTGTCGCCAACTCCCTCATCGACACGAAGGTCTCGGACGACCGCGCAGAAGCCATCTTCCGCGACGCCTTCTCGATGAAGGACTCCATCGAAGAGAAGGGCGAAGACTCCGACCGCTACGTCAACCACGCAGCGACGCGGACCTTCGACCGCTACATCGACGCTCCCGACCTCGCGCACATCCGGGGCACCGGCTGGGGCGTGGTCAACGCGGTCGCCGAGTTCATCGACCACGACCGCACCTACGGCAAGGGCGCGGACCGCAACGCTCTCGACGTCAAGACCACGTCGGTCCTGTGGGGTCAGGGCGCGAACATCCTCAATCGCACTCTCGCTCTCGTCGACCCGGTACTCGCCGACCGGCGGGTCGCGCGGCAGGCGGACAAGTTCCGCAACCGCGTCGAGGTCGTCGCCTAGCGCTTACACCGAGCCGGGGGGTTCCGGACTCCTCCTTCCCCCCGGCACCATTCGTGGGCAACGGCACCCCCGGCGGTCTTCGGACTAGCCGGGGGGCTGTTGCGTGTGGTCAACACGGCGTCGCGATTGGGGGTTGACGCGTCTACGCTGGCGTAGTAATCTGACGATGTCATCAAGACACACACACACGAACGGAGACCCAAATGAGCCTCGACTACACCCCCACTCGCAGCAATCACAGCATCAAGCGCGGCACCCGCTTCGCTCTCACCTTCTACAAGACGGACGGCTCCATTCAATGCACTTGGACCGGACGCAAGTCGAGCAACGTCAAGGGTCGCCCCGGCGTCATCAAGGTCGTCGGCGAGTACGTCGACTGGAAGGGCGGCATCTACGTCGACCTCAACAACCTCAACCGCCAGTTCATGAGCATCACCCCCATCTCGAAGACCCGTCCCGCGTTCTACATCGACGAGGCGCGCGAGGTCCGCGAGGTCGAGAACCACGGCACCTACCGCGTCTTCGAGATGCGGAAGCCGGGAGACTTCCTCCCGGAGCGTCAGTAGTCACGAAGGTAGTCACCGGGGGGTCGCCAGACCCCCCACAACGAACGGAGAGCCACGATGAAGCGACCAGTCGACACGATGACCATTACCGGACCAGTCGGGTCTCGCGTGGTCTCTGGCACCGGCACGTACGTCGACGGCTCCGTCTACTTCGGCTCCGCCGAGTTCGAGGCCGAGCGCGGCGAGACCTTCGCCGAGTTCATGGTCCGGATGGAGACCGAGCCTGCTCCCGCCGGGGAGCCTGCGGAGTTCTTCACCACAGTCAGGAAGGGGCGCTAGTCATGGCCGAACGTCTCTGTCGCAAGGCGAAGTGCATCGACCTCGCGGGAGGTCCGGGTCTCGTCGCGCATTACGTGAGCGAGTGTCCGTACCGCAAGCCGTCGTGGTGCCGTCGCGAGGCGTGCGTCGACTTGGCGATGGGTCAGACGACGCATCGGGCGGGCGAGTGCCGGAGGGCGTGGTGATGTGCGCGCTGTCAACACTTCGGCGCTCTTGGGGGTTGACGCTAGCGTAGATGCTGCTATGCTGGACGCAGTCCAATCGGACGACACGAACGGAGACCAACCGATGAAGCGCTACACCCTCCCCGACGAGAACGACCGCAACTACGCCGCCTACTTCTCGCTCATCCCCGACACCGACGAGTTCATCGGCGAGTGCGAATACTGCGACGGCTACATCGTCCGCGATTACGGCGGCGAGGTCGTGGCCTGCTCGTTCGGTATCGGTTGCTCGACCGACGAGCCTTGGAGCATCCGGTCCCGTTGGGACTCGCTCAAGGCGGAAGGTCTGCTCCGATGAACGCGCTCAACACGCGCCAGCGGGCGCACGACTGGCGAACGGCGGACATCACGTCCGCCATCGCGGAAGAGGCGCAGGAGCGCGCCAGCGAGCCGGAGGGGCATTCCTTCCTCGTCCTGACCGACGACGACGCAGTCGCTCGCGAGGTCGCTCCGCTCATGGCGCAGCGGCTCTACCCGGACCGCTCGTTCGGCGAGGTCATCCACAGCGAGCCGGTCACGTACGACGGTCCTGCCATCGAGGTCGTTCTGCGGGTTCGTTGACAGCAGTCACCATTCCGCGTCGATTGGGGGTTGACGCTAGCGTAGACGATGCGCTACGATGACATCGTCATCAAGACACACACGAACGGAGACCGAAGCAATGACCGACCGAACCGCTGAGAACATCGCCGCTCTCATCTTCGAGGCCGACGACCTCGTCGACATCGACCCTGAGACCGCCCGCGAGTACCTTCGCATCGCGACCCCCGTCTTCCCGAAGGTGCAGGACGCCATCGTCCGCAACGGTCTCGCCAAGATGCACGCTCAGGTCGCGAACCGCATCGCCGACCGGCTTGGCATCAACGCCTAATCCCACAGCCACACGAACGGAGACCACGAACATGACCGCCATCTCAGTCTCGACCACGGACATCGACCTCGTCGCTCTCGACGAGGCGTGGGAAGACCACGTCGACAACCACTCGTTCGCGGACGGCACAGCCGACCCGAAGTCCTGCGCCTACTGCGCTACGGACGTCGAGGACGGCTCGTGGACCGACGCATTCGTCCAGTAGGGGAACGACATGCAGAAGTACATCAAGCGCTACACCTACCCGAAGCCGGGGGACATCGGCTACGTCTACGGCATCAAGGGGAACGAGGTCCGGTGCATCGTCCTCCGGGTCGGCAAGTTCGGGCCGAACCGCATCGCGGAGGTCTACTCGCTCGAAGGCGACTCGTGGGTCGCGATGGAGTTCGCCGGGGACATCATGCCGGAGCGCTCCGATGAGCAGCAGGCACGATGGAAGGCCGACAAGTCGTGGGGGACGTGGGCACGCTTCGAGCAGGCTCCCGACCACATGCAGGCGCGTCACGGCGTCGTCAAGTCAAGCCACTACTAATCGCAACGAACGAAACGGAGACCGAACCATGAACATCCGATGCACGTCCCGCGTCATGCCCTTGGGTTCCATCCGGGGCCATGCGTGCGGCAAGCCTGCGAAGTGGGCAATCAAGACCGCGACCAACGTCGAAGGCGTCGAGTGGGAACCCGCGTGCGGGACACACAAGGGCGTCTACGTCAGGCGCGCCTACAAGGACGCCAGCGTCGCGCAACTCGTCGAGGGCGCGGACGGTCCCGAAGCCGTCCTCTTCGACGAAGGCATCGCCGTCGAGAACGACATCATCGCGCAACTCGACCGGGCACGGTTCGTCCGCATGAAGGAAGCGGAAGCGCAGGCGAAAGCGCGGCGGGCCGAGACCGAGAAGCACGAGACGCAGCGCATCGAGCGCGCGTGGAACGAGTCCCGTGTTCTGTGGACCGTCACAGAAGACGTTGACTACAAGGGCGACCCAATCTACGAGGTCAAGCCGTTGGGCGACGTTCCGTTCGTCCACGGCTCGACGGTCGGCGTCACCACGAAGGAAGGCGAACCGCCGGAGGTCCGCGTCCTTGGCTCACTCGCTCCGCAGACGGCGGCTCAGGCGCGCGCGATGGCTCGTGCGTTCCTCGCAATCGCCGATGACATGGACGCGATGACGCGCGCCAACTCGCGTTAGATGTCGCGTTCGCTTGACGTGGTTGTCGCGTTGCCCTACTGTACGGGTTAGACGCGGCGACCACGTCGCGCGACACGGGAGACCATCGGGAATGTCCGACAAGCCTCTTCAACTGACCGTCACCATCGCGCTCAAGCGCGGCTATGACACGGTCGCTTCCAACACGCTCACGGCTTCCGCCGAGACAGACGCCCGTCTCGTCGGGATGCACGTCGAGAAGACGGTCGACAGCCTACGCTCAGACGCGGAGACGTTCGCCACAACGACGGACCCGGTCTCTGAGACCGTAGTCAACGTCGCCGACTAGGCCGGGGTCCGTGCGGGGCACCCTCGTCCGCGAGGGTCAAACCCTTGCTCCGCGTTCGGGAGACGAGTCGCCTGTCCGCACTCGTCTCCCGGACCCCCGGACATCACCATGACACTCGACCGCTCGACCTACATCGGGTCATCTGACGCGGCGCGTATCGCCGGACTCTCGCCGTGGGGTTCCCCGCTCTCCGTGTGGATGGAGAAGACGGGGTTCATCGAGCCGAAAGACGAGACGCTTCGCATGTGGCTCGGCTCGAAACTCGAACCTATCCTGCTCGAACTCTTCGAGCAGAAGACCGGCAAGTCCCCGGCGCGCTATCCGCAGGACGCTCCCCCGATACTCCATCCGAAGTACCCGTTCATCGGTTGCCATCCGGACGCCGACTACCTCGAACTCAAGACCACGGAGTTCGCTCGCGATTGGGGCGAGGACGGCTCCGTCGTCACGCTCGACGCGATGACGATACCGCTCCACTACTTCATCCAGACGCAGCACATCATGGCGTGCATGGAGTGGCCGACCATCGACGTCGCGGTCCTCATCGGGCACAAGGACTTCCGCCGGTACGAGGTTCCCGCGAACCCGACCGTCATCGACCAACTCATCCGCACCGAAGTCGCGTTCTGGACCGACCACGTCGAGACCGGCGTGGCACCGGAGCAGGACGACATCGAGAGCCGGAAGGCGTATCTCCGCAAGCGCTTCCCCGCTCCCATCGCCGACATGCGCGCGGCGACCCCCGAAGACCTACAAGCGCTCGAAGAGTGGCGTCTGGCGAAGGCCGAACTCAAGTCGGCAGAGCAGCGCGCCGAACAGGCAGCGAACCGCATCAAGTCCCGCATCGGAGACAACGCGGGCATCATCGGCGAGGCGACATGGACGACGACCCGGCGCAAGGGTCTCGACATGACCGCTCTCCGTGAGCAGATGACGGCGGCAGGCATGGGGTTCATCCTCGATGCTTGCTCGACCGAGACCGAATACCGCACGCTCCGAGACAAGGGAGGGAAGCGTTGAGCAAGTCGTCAGCCGTCGTCAAGCGGGAGCAAGACCCGAAGGCGGCATACGCCAACATCGAGGGGCTGGTCTGGCAACGGCAGGAAGCCATCGTCAAGACGCTCCCGTCGACCATCGAGCCGGAACAGTTCATCAACGTCGCTTTGCAAGCCGTCACGCGGACGCCGAAGTTGCTCGCCTGCTCTCCGGCTTCCATCGTCAAGGCTCTCCGCGACGCGGCGGAAGTCGGACTCGTTCCGTCCGGTCTCATGGGCAGCGCGTATCTGGTCCCGTATTGGAACTCAGGCGCGGGCACGTACGAGGCTCAGTTCCAAGCGGGCTACCGTGGACTCATCGACCTCGCGCGTCGCTCCGGCGAAGTGCGGCTCATCGAAGCGCATGTCGTCCGTGAGCGCGACGACTTCGCGTTCGCCTACGGGACCGAAGGGTTCATCCGCCACGTCCCCTACATCAACCTGACCAACGAGAAGGACGGCGAGGGCGTGTTGCTCGACGGCGGCGACTACGTCGCGGCATACGCTCGTGCGGTCCTGACGTCCGGCGAAGAGCAGTTCGAGGTCATGTCGCGGGCGGAGGTCGAGGCTATCCGCAAGCGCTCGAAGGCAGCGGACTCCGGTCCGTGGATGACCGACTACGCCGAGATGATGCGGAAGACTCCGACCCGGAAGTTGCTCAAGTACCTCCCCCTGTCCGCGTCCGCGCTCACACGCGCGCTCGAAATCGAAGACGCGGCGGAGTCGCACGCGTCACGCGTGCCACAGAAGGCGCAGACGGTCTCTTCGCAGGCTCGCCATCAACTCGCGGCGTCTCTCGGCGTCTCAGACGAGCCACAAGCCACGGAGAGCGACGCTAGCGTAGAAGACGATGCAGAAGCCATCCCGTTGCCGGTCGAGGCGCAGGGGACGTTCTGTGGCGTCGTGACCGACACCGGGACGTGCATCAAGTCTCCGGGGCATGAGGGCGACCACACGGCTCCCGAAGCGGCACCGTTCGCGTGAGCCGGGGCGAAGGCGGCGGGCGGAAGCGCGGCGTCGGCAAGTGGGAGGGCAACCCGCAACGTGTCGGGACTGGTCTCGGACCGCTCAAGCCGTCCGCCAACGGACCACAGTCGATGCACAAGGGCATGGGCGCATCGAAGGCATGGTGCTACAGGTGCGACAGCGAGCATCGTTGGGAACAGGAGTGCTACGCGTAATGGGGGACCGTGGATTGTGCGACGTCTGTCGCGGAACTGGCACCCGAACGAAGTGGGTCGACGGTTCGGGCTACGTCGAAGTCAGATGCTACGCGTGTCACGGCACGGGTCGCTGGCATCGCTCAGACGAGCGGTGGCCTTACCAACAGAAGCCGAGCAGATAGGGGAGAACATGACGACCGCGCTCCGGAACCCGGACATCACCATGCAGCCAATCGACGAGGTCGGGACCATCCTCGTCTACGAGACCGTCCCACGCGTCACGCGCGTCGGCGAGAAAGCCGTCATGCGGAAGCGCTTGTGGGGCGTCATCATCCCGGTCCCCGGCGGCTTGTTCCAAGCCACGGACCCGGATGGCAACGACGTCGGCGACGCACAAGAGTCCTTGACGCTCGCGGTCGACATCCTCTTCGAGCCGGTCAGGTCATCGTCCCGATGAGCGACGAACGGGAAGCGGTGTTGATGGGCGTTCGCTCAGGGTTCAGCGTCAAGACCCGGCGTCCGTTCGTCGAGGTCGCGTTCGGCGACACGAGCATCGAGATACCAGTCAAGGACGCGCTCGAACTCGCGTGGTCTATCGTCTTCGCGGCGACGGCTGGCATCTCCGAAGCGGCAGGCATCGAAGCGGCGGGCGGCGAGAAGTTGACGACCGACGAGGTCGGCGAACTGCTCAACAACCTCGCGGCGGCGCGGATGAGGGTCAACGAGGTCGAAGACCTCCCATGACCGGCGTCGTCGAGGCGTTGCGATGGGAGGTCTACTCGCTCGACGACGGGAAGTGCATCGCGGCAGTCATCGACCCGCACGCCGGACCGTGTTACGACCGATGGGGCAAGGTCATCGACTCCGCTCCCCGCATCGCGTTCGAGGACTGCGAGATGGACTTCGTCCGGCTCGGCGCGTACGGTCCCCGGCACACGCTCCCCGAAGACCACGTCATCTTGTGTCCGGGGCACCATCGCGGGACCGGACCGTCTCGCGGCTACCAATGGGCGACGTCCCATCGGGCGCACGAGCGGGCGTGGATTGAGCAAGGGAGGAAGTGGTGATGGCGCATGACGGAGCCATCAAGTGCGTGTGGTGCAAGGACCGTCCCGGCGGTTGCATGTTGTGTCTGACGCCGAAGGAAGCCGCCGAGACGAGCAAGGCGAGCGAGAACATCGACGTCGTTCAGCGTCGCTCTGACGAGGCGTCGCGCAACATCGCAGCCATGCCGGAGGAACCTGAGAAGGTCGAGCGTTACTACCCGCGCAGCGCGTGGGATGTCACCGACCCGGACGAGTAACGGAGGGAACGGAGATGATGGAGATGCCGATGTTCGACTTCGGCGACCGGCGGCGACGCAGCATCCAGCAGCGGTTCGACGAGTGGGTCGAGACGGAGGACGGGCAAGAGGTCTACCAGAACTGTCTCGAACGCGTGTGGCGGCTCAGGCGGCGCGGTTGGCGGTTCTTCGGGATGAAGGCGATATGGGAAGCCGCACGGTATGACCGGGCGCTACAGGTCGGTCCGGACGCGGAGGGGTTCAAGTTGTCCAACGACTTCCATGCTCGGATGGCGCGCTACATCCTAGACAGGAACCCGGAACTCATGACGTGCAACGATGGCGCTCCGTTCTTCCATCTCCGGGAACTCCGGGCATGACGAAGCCGACGTACGCGAGGACGAACTGCCGGTTCTGCGGCGGGACCGTGTCGGTCCTGACAGCCGACCCGACATCTGACATGCGGGCGCACATGCTGTCAGTCGAGCATCGACGCGCCATGCAGCCGCAGACGGTCGTCAAGCGCGTTGACCGGACGCCGTATCCGGAGCCGGACTCCCCCTACGCCGAGCAGGGTCCGATGAAGACCTTGCTCCGGGGAGCCGTCTGTCAGGGATGCCGCCAGAAGGTCGACGTCGTCCGCTATCTCGACGGGGTTCATTCCGTTCACCCCAACGGTTCGCTTGCATGTCGCGACTAGATGAGGCAGGCTAGGCGCGTCATCGGATTGGATGGTGACAACGTGAGCAGGCGTGCTAATCGGGATAACAACAGCACGCTAGGGCTAATGACCCGTCGCAGCAGACCCGCAAGGTCGCTCCGGTCGGTCTCCACCCGTATATCGCGTCCCGACACACAACACGAAGGGAGACCACACATGGACACATTCAACCGGCTACTCGACGCAGCGCTCTCCGTGCAGCGGTACAACCGACGCACAGGGCGCGTCGAGCCATTAGGCGAGGTCAAGGTCGTCTTCCGGCGGAAGACCGGGCAATGGCTCGTCTCCGTGGGCAAGTTCTCGTCCGCTCGTCCAGACATCGACGAAGCGATGGAGGACGTCATCGCTCGCATCGAGCGCGAGGCATGACACGATGCGCGTGCGGGCGCAAGGGCAAGTATCGGTTCACCGTCATCGAGACCCGCGAGTCGTTCGTCCTATGCGGGACGTGCGCCTATCCGCGACTCGGCAAGCGCTGGTCGCACGAGTTCGAGGTCTCGGTCGTCAAGTGAGCAAGGCGCAACGCCGGGACCACGCTCCCGACCCCGACCACAAGCCGCAACCCGTGTTCTGTCTCGTATGCGACGAAGAACTCAAGTCCGTCTATGACGCGAGGAAGCGGCGGCGCTACTGGCGACATCTCCGGCGACCTCGCGTTGCACAACCCGTCTCGAACACGAAGGGATGAGCAACGGATGAGGCTCGTCGCAATCGACCCCGGACCAATCGAAAGCGCGTGCGTGTGGTTCAACGACGGCGACGTCTACGCACACGACATCTGGCCGAATGACGAACTGCTCGGCACGCTCGCAGTCTCGCAATGGGTCGGCGAGTCGGACGCGGTCGTCATCGAGCAAATCAAGTCCTACGGCAAGTCGGTCGGCGAGGACGTCTTCGAGACGGTTTGGTGGACCGGGCGGTTCTTCGACCGGGCGGCGGGGCGGTTCATCCGGACCGAGATGGTCCCCCGTCGCAACGTCAAGATGTACCTGTGCAACTCGATGTCCGCGAAGGACAGCGACATCCGGCAACGGCTCATCGACATCTACGGCGGAACCGGAGGGCGGGAGAAAGCCATCGGGCGCAAGGCGTCTCCCGGTCCGCTCTACGGCATCAAGCGGGACGAGTGGCAAGCGCTCGCGCTCGCAGTCACGTTCAACGACACGGAGGTCTCATGAACATTCTCGGCATCGACTTGAACGCGTGGCGTCCCAACGTCACGGAAGACGAGTTCGACAAGTTGCACGGTCTCGGCTGTCGGTTCATCGGCGTCCGGGTCTCGGCGAACAACGAGGCGGATTGGACCGCAGAGAAGTTCGTCGACATGGCGCGCGCTCGTGGTTGGGTCACGTTCGGCTACCACTACCTGTCCGCAGACAAGGGCGACTCGAACCTACAGAACGGCTACGAGCAGGGGAGGGTCTACGCCGAAGCGGCGTCCGCTCTCGACCTCGATGGGCACTTCCTTGACGTCGAAGACGGCGACACGCAATGGGCCGACGTCGTCGCAGCCGTCGAGCGTATGCGCGCGGGCACGGGCGAGGCCATCGGACTCTACAGCCGCCGGTCGTTCTTCGAGCCGAAGTTCGGCGAGCGCGATGACATCTTCGACTTCGAGTGGATGGCCGACTACCGCGAAGCACCGAACGGCGTGTGGTTGGCGAAGTGGGAAGAGTTCGCGGCGGAAGCCGAGAGCGACGAAGCGCTCTGGCAGTTCTCCGACGAACTCAAGTGGCGATACGACAAGGCGGACGGAACGAAAGCGACCCGAAGCGTAGACGGCAACCTCTTCGCAGGGTCTCAGGTCGACCTCTTGTACTACCTCAAGGGGCGATAGTCACCATTCATCATCCGAGCAGAAGGGAAGGGAACATGAAGCGCACAGCGCTAATCATGGGTCTGCTCGTCGCGCTAATCGCGGCGGGAAGCGCTCCGGTCACGGCGACGAAGCCGAACCCGGAACACAAGGTCATCGTCTGTCACGCGACGGCGGACTTCATCAAGGGCGAGCGAAAGTACGTTCGCGTCAACGTCGACATCGCATCGAGCGGCTACGTTCAGGGAGGTCATCACGACCTCGATGACCCGGACACGCTCGGCGCGAAGCACGCACGCGGCGGCGACATCATCCCGCCGTATCAGTACGGGGACTTCGCCTATCCGGGCCAGAACTGGACGAGCGAGGGTCAGGCCATCTGGTCGAACGGTTGCGTCGTTCCTCCCCCTCCCCCGCCTGTCGTCCCGCCGGAGCCTCCGAAGCGCGTCGTCTTCGCTCCCCGCGCGTCGTCCGTCGTGTGCGGCGACCCCCGCGTCAAGGCGTGGCTCGACAACCGGCGCTCGAACGTCGCAGCGCAGTACCGCATCCGGTTCGTCCGGGCGAAGGACGGTCAGGTCCGCGTGGACTACCGGACCGTCGCTCCGAAGGCGATGAAGGTCTGGGGCTGGCGTTGGGTCAAGGGCGGCGGAACCTACTTCTCGGTCAAGGTCCGCAAGGCCGGGACCGACAACGGATGGCGGACGCTCATCGGCAAGCGCATCTATCAGGGCGCTCCGTGGGGCACCGGAAGGTGCATCAAGTAGCCGCCACTAGACACTAACCATATCGGGGCGTAACATCGTCCCCTCAAAGAGACCCCTCCGAAGGGGTGGACCGCCGGTACTGTCCGACTGCTCAAGGACAGCATCGGCGGTCCTTCTGTTTGCAGTCATACGTACTTTCACGTAGGGTTCAGCCAAGCCTGCTCGACTACATCACCCCATACCTTCGGAGGGTCATCGCATTGGGCGAACTGTCTGACGCTGTCCTTAGCACCGTCGTCGAGAAGGGACCGAAGTGTTCGGTCGCGTTGTTCATTGAGCAGCATCCGGGAGCGAGTGACGACCTCGCGTCGTTGCTCCGGATGAACAGCGTCCCGGCGACGCTCATCTGCAACAACATCAACTCCATCTTCGGCGTCGAAATCAACCCCGACATCATGCGGCGGCACCGTCGCGCTGTGACCGGGTCTCAAATCGGCGACAAGTGCGCCTGTCAGCCGCTACCCGCCAAGGGCAAGGGCTAGCGGACGATGGGGGAACTCAAAGACCGGGTCGACGAGGTCAGGGCCGACCTCGCAGGCAAAGACCCCCGGTGGCTCAGGCTCGAAGACATGGTCGCCGAACTCGCGGGCGAGGGGTACGACTTCTCGGTCCTCGATGGCAACGTCATCGTCGGCAACCCGGACCGGACGCACGAGTACCATGCGGACGTTCTGCCGAAGGGCAGGGCGTCGCTCGCAGTCATCTCCGACACGCACTTCGGCTCGACATACGAGCAGTTGACGGCGCTCCGGCAGTTCATCGCCGAAGCCGACGACCACAACGACGGCGACGGCGTCGACGCCATTCTCCACGCGGGGGACTTGACGCAGGGCACGCCGAAAGCGCATCGCGGCATGGAACACGAGGTTCATCTGCGGTCGGTCGACGGGCAGGCGGGCTACACGGCGGAGGTTCTGCCGCGCTCGCGTCACGGCACGCCGTACTACGTCATCACGGGCAATCACGACGATTGGTGGCTCAACGAGTCAGGCGCGAACGTCGTCCGCATGGTCTCCAACCGACGCGACGATGTCCGCTACATCGGGCAGGACGCGTGCTACTTCACCCTCAAGGGCGAGGAAGCCGACCTCCGGACCTATCTCGTCCACCCGGACGGCGGGCAGTCGTACGCGAAGTCGTACAAGCCGCAGAAGTTGACCGAAGCAATCCCCATCGACAGCCGGACCCAACTCGCCATCATCGGGCACTACCACACGTTCGGCGTGTTCGAGGTCCAGAAGACCATCACCATCATGCAACCATGCTTCCAAGGGCAGTATCCGTGGATGGTCCGCAAGTCCTTGTACCCGACCATCGGTGGCATCATCATCGACATCGAGTTCGACGAAGGGGCGGTCTCTCGGTTCGACTGGTCCCTTCGCAAGTACCCGGAACTGACGGAGGACTATGACCGCGAAGCATCCGCTCGCTGGCAGCGACCCGGCGGCGTTCTGCCGGAGGACGGCTAGTGTTGTGCGGCGTCCTCCGCATCGGTCCGTCGTTCACATTGGTCGCGGTCGCGGTCGGGTTGCTCGTGTCGAACGGTGGCGCTCTGACCGTCTGCGCGGTGCGTTCCGTGTGTCATGTGTGCATCTAACAAGGAATACGTATCGTGAACGTGCGCTATGCTCAGGCAGACTCGTGTCATGACGAGCGAGCAAAGCGTGAACGGCAACGGGAGACCAACTTGGCAGGACATCCGGTCGGTCGAGGCGGCTCTACGTGTCGAGTGGGAGGGCGACCTTCGCGCTCTCCGTGTCGAGTGGTCCGATGACGTCAAGCGCATCGAGAAGCAAATCGACGAAGCCATACAGCGCGACCGAGAGCGCTGCGCGGCGTCGCTCACAGCCATGATGGAAGACGTCAAGGCTCTCAAGGCGCACCAACGGGAGACCGAGCAGTTCCACGACCGCCTACGGGGCGCGTGGATGCTCATCGTCTTCCTCATCGGGAGCAATCTGGCACTCGTACTTCTGACGTTGCTCGGATTGGTCGTCGCACTCAGGTAGGAACCCAACAGGGAGGGCATATGGCGACAGCCGCACAGCGTCGACGCCGACACGTCAAGCGCATCCTCGCGCGACGGAACCGCTATCAGTTCGGGCAACCGGCATCGACGACCAATCTGGTCGGCGGCGGGTCGTTCGCCTGTACCGATACGTGCATCCAACTCATCGTGTGGATGGCGAAGGGCAAGAAAGTCACGCTCAACGACGTCAGGCGTCGCTCAGGCGGTCCGAAGGGTTCGAGCCGGTTCACGCCGGGGATGCGCGGTCTGGTCCCGTCAGAAGCGCTCAGGGCGCTCCGTTCGTACGGACTCGACTACGAACTCCGCTCACTCGGCGCGAGGGACTTGCTCCGCATCGCGCGCAATCGCGGTCCCGTCATCATCGCCGAGCAGTATTGGGCGCACCCGCAATGGAAGGGCTACCGCTACGCCGGTCGCACGCTCCGGGGCTGGTCGACCTCGCACGCAGGCAAGCGCATCCGCGTCGGGTTCGCTCGACCCCGGACCCGCGCTGGTCTGACGCAATGGAACTTCCGGGGCAACCATGCGGTCTTGCTCGCATCGGCGTTCGTCGCCGGTCTCGACAACGTCGAGCAGAGCATCGGTCTCGTCCGTGACCCGAACCACAACTCGTCGGTCCGACCGGAGCGTCCGAAGTGGGACGTCGTCACGCCACAGCAGTTGAACCGCATGTCGAACTCCATCCGCAACGCGTACTACGGGCGGCGACTCGCCTACGTGCCGAAGAGGAAGGTCATCAACGCATGAACAACCCGGACTATCTGCCACGAGACGACGACTTCCTGACGGACGTCCCGCCGGAGGACGAGCCGGTCGCAGGCGAGGCGACAGAGAACGAGGTCGACGAACGCGACGAGGATACGGCGGACGTCATCCCGGCGACGGACGAGGAAGAGGGATACGACGAGGACGACCCAGCGGTCGACCACGCCATCTACGGCGACCCAGAGTCAACGGAGGGATAGGGAACATGGACGGCATCAAGGACGCACTCAAGCGGCTCTTCCGCGAATACCAACTCATCTCCGGAGCCATCATCGCAACGCTCGCAGTAGCGGTCGCGATGGATTGGGTCACAATCACCGACGAGCAATGGCCCATCGTCCTGTCCGCCATCGTGGCGTGGTTGCTCGTCCTCCGCTTCCTGTCGACTCCGGTATCCGACCCGGTCCTCCGTCCCGGCACGATGGTCAACGTCGACTCGTCATGGCCGACGTCGGTCGTCGCGGCGCTCGAAGAGGACGACGAGGCATGACCGGCGTCGACGACCCGTATCTCGAAGAGACGGCGCGTCTCCGGGGGAACCGACAACAGGAATGGCTCGACGAAGAGTTCGGGGAGCGCATCGAAGGCTATCTCGGCACGGTCCATTGGTATGACGACCCCGGCACCGTCTCGCTGGTCCTCATCTTCGCTGTCGTACTCGGCGGTCTCGTGGGTTTGCTCGTAGGGGTAATCGTCCGCTAGAGTCCGTTCATGCGGATTGTCAACCCCGGCGAAGGCGACATCATCACCGAGCCGGAGCGCGAAGAGTGGGAACAAGAGGTCTACGATGTCGTCCCGACGCCACCTAGAAAGCGTGGCAAGGGGCAGGGTCGTCCCTCGAAGCGTACGCCGGAGCGAGCGGTCGTCATCATCGCTGCGCTGCGCGAAGGTAGTACCCGCGAAGGTGCAGGAGCGGTAGCGGGCATCTCGGCGCGACGTCTCAACGAGTGGTATCGCGACAACGAAGACTTCCTCGAACTGGTCGAGAAGGCGGAGCGGTTCGCACAAGCCGACATGCTCAAGGGCATCCGTCGCGCAGGGCGAGACCAATGGCAGGCTCTCGCGTGGTTGCTCGAACGCCGATGGCCGGAGCAGTTCGCGAAGCGCGAGAAGACGGACGTCGTCATCGAGGTCAGGTCGTACGTGCAGCAGTTGGCAGAGAAGCATGGCGTCGATGAGTCGGAGGTCATGGCGCGGCTCGCAGCGGTCGCAGCGTCGAGGCAGGGCTAAGTGAGCATCGCAGCCGCTCCGAAGTTCCCGTCGAACTGGCAGGACATCGCGGACGGCATCGTCGTCGACCTCGAACTCGAAGCGGAAGCCGCGAAGGAACGCGAGAGCAAGGTCGCAGCCGTCCGGGAGGACGTGCGTGAGTTCGCGAAGTACGTGTGGCTCAACGACCCGAACCGGGGACCAATCCCCTTCGACATGTGGGACTGGCAGTTGGGTCTGCTCGACCTGTGGGCGAACGAACCGGCGGTGTGCGTCCTCAAGGCGCGGCAGTTGGGCGTCTCGTGGCTCGTGGCTGTCTACGTCGTCTGGCGCGGTCTCTTCAACCACGGGCAACGCATCCTGCTCGTCTCCATCGGGCAGCGCGAAGCCGACAAGTTGTTGGAGAAATGCAAGTTCATCATCGACATGCTCCCCGATTGGCTCAAGCCGCCGGTCGGGACGTACGTCGACAACGTCACGCGGCTCCGGTTCGACCTCGTCGACAGCGAAATCGAGTCCCTGCCAGCATCCGGCGGCGTCGGTCGCTCCCGGTCGGCATCGCTCGTCGTCCTTGACGAACACGCGTGGCAGGCGCGCGACCGCGAAATCTGGACCGCCATCAAGGCGACCGTCGAGCATGGCTCCATCATCTCCATCTCGACAGCCAACGGACTCGGTCCGCTCCACACGCGCATCTACAAGTCGGCGAAGCAAGACAAGGGCCGGTTCATCCCCGTCTTCATCCCGTGGTCTGCCGACCCCCGGCGCAACGAGACGTGGTACGAGGCAGAGCGCGAAGAGTACGAACTGGCCGGACAGGGCGATGAGTTCGTGCAGGAGTACCCGGCGAACGACGAAGAGGCATTCATCGTCACCGGCTCCCCGGTGTTCAGCGCTCCCGTCCTCTTGGCGTTGCCGCAGGAAGCCGTAGAACCAACGGAGCCGGGACTGTGGGTCTACCGCAGGCCGGAACCCGGCGCGCGCTACGCCATCGGCTGTGACACGTCTGAGGGCGTCGCAGGCGGCGACTGGTCGAGTGCGACCGTCCTCAAGTTGGAGCAGGCCGAGACGGACGCTGGTCTGCCAACGTACCGGGCCGAACAGGTCGCGCAGTTGCGGGGCCGATGGGAGCCGGAGGTCTACGCGAAGAAAGTCGATGCGCTGGCGCGGTACTACGCGAAGGCGACGGAGCGGAAGCGCGGCACCATGCACCACGTACAGGTCGGGGTCGAGCGCAACAACCACGGACACGCGGTTCTCGTCGTCCTACGTCAACTCAACCCGCAGGAAGACCCGTACACGCTCACGGCATGGGGCGGCAAGGTCGGATGGCTCACGAACAAGCAAACGCGTCCCATCATCCTTGACACGTTCGCCGGGGCGGTCCGGGCGGGGGACATCGCGATACACGACCCCGGCACCATCTCGCAGATGTCGACGTTCAGCCAAACCGCAAGCGGCGGCGAGGCGCAGAGCGGCTACCATGACGACGACGTCCTCGCAGCAGCGATAGCGTTCGTCCATGCGAGGCGCGCGTTCGGCGTCACCGTCGAGATGCGGAAGCGGGAGTAGACGCATCGTCTACGCTACGGGAATGTACAGGGGCGTCAGATGACAGAGAAGAGCAAGGGACCGCTCATCACGAAGGCGTGGGTCTTCGACGGACCGGGCGGGGTTCGCATCGCGAAGGCGGAAGCCGACAGCCAGCAGTTGCCGGACGACCCGTTCAACTACAGGCCGGACTCGACATCCAGCGGTCTCATCCGTCCGCCGATGTCGATGGATGGGTTCGCGGCGCTACTCGGCGGACCGTACGGTTCAGGCAACACGCTCCACGCTCGATGCGTGGCGCAGAAGGCGTCTGACGTCGTCGGGCGCGGCATCGAACTCCGTGCCATCGAGGACGAGGACGAGAACGAAGAGGGCGCACAGGGCGCGCAGGCCGAAGAGGACCGATACAACGCTTGGCTCGAAGGCGTCGAAGACGACGCGCAGCAGGAGTGGTCGTTCAAGGAACTCCTGACGAACGTCTGGTCCGACTACGAGAGCATCGGTTGGGGCGTCATGGAGTCAGGACGCAATCTCGGCACCGGACTCCCCGATGGGCTGTGGCACGTCCCCGCTCACACGATGCGCGCACACAGCGACCACGTCCGCTTCGCGCAGACGCGCGGCGACAAGTTGGTCTGGTTCAAGCGCTTCGGCATCGAGGGGGATGTCGACAAGACGGACGGCGAGTGGTATCCGGAGGGGCTTCCCCCGGAGCGGCGCGGCAACGAGGTCATCGTCATCCGCAACTACACGCCGATGTCGTCGTACTACGGACTCCCCGACATGGTCCCGGCGCTCGGCGCGTTCGCGGGCTGGTCGGCACAGCAGCAGTTCAACGTCAGGTTCTTCGACAACCAAGCCGTTCCGAGCATGGCCGTCGTCATCGAGGGCGCGGAACTGTCCGACGAGGTCGAGGCGACCATCTATGACCACTTCGAGCGCATCAAGGGCGACCCGTCTCGCACCATCGTCATCCCAATCCCCGGCATCCCCGGCATCGCCGAGCAGTTCCAACCGAAGTTGCGCTTCGAGAAGTTGTCGACCGAAATCAAGGACGCGTCGTTCCGCATGTACCGGCAGGACATCGCGTTGGAGACGTGCATCGCGCACGGCGTTCCCCCGTACCGCATCGGCTGGCCCATCGTCGGCAGTCTCGGCGGCTCCACGGCGGAAGAGATGACGCAAATCTACAACGACAGCATCGTCCAGCCGAGACAAGAGACCATCGAGAAGCGTCTCAAGCGGACCATCCTCGGACCCAACGGTCTCGACATCACGTCGTACGAACTCAAGGTCAACGAACTCGACGTCAGGAACGAGATGCGGGACTTGGAGAAGTCGCAGAAGATGTACGAACTCGGCATGTCGACCCCGAACGACGCTATCCGGTTCTTCGGGATGGACGAGCGCGAGGACGAGGGCGGCGACGAGTACATCAAGGTTCCGCTCGCAGCGAACAAGGGCACGACTTCGACCCCGGACGAGTCACCGATGCCAGCGTTCGGCGCTCCCCCTCCGCCACCTACGGCAGAGCCGGAGGACAACCCGTTCGTCGAAGAGGCGGTCGCGAAGTATTGGCGCGACCAACTCCGGGACATCACGGACCTCAAGGAACGCGTCGCGAAGGCTCTCGGAGACGACCTGACGGCTCTCGAAGAGGAAGACCCGGTTCGAGCGCTGGCGTAGTCTGGCGTCATGCCCTACGCCAGCGTCGCAGAACTCCCGGCGAGCGTCCGGCGTCGTCTGACGGCGCGGTGCGCTCGCGTGTGGATGCGTGCGTTCAACGCGGAGTACGCGAAGAGCGGAAGCGACGCGAAGGCCATGATTGCGGCGAACGTCGCAGCACGGAACTGTCAGCGCACCATCGCGAAGTTGCTCGACGACCTCGAACTCGCAGCGTCGCGGCGCGTGGTCAAACAGCAGACGGCACCGTCACGCAAGGCGCGCGACGACTTGCAGCAGCGCATCCTTCACGAGTGGATTGACGCACTCAGGGCGTACTACGTCGGGTTCGCAGAGCGCATCGGCGTCGAGATTGACACGACGCTCCCTCCGAACCAACGGCAAGGGCGCATGGTCAACCCGGAGCGGGACCGGCGGAACTTCAAGGTCACGAAGCGCAAGACGTTCATCGGACTCCCGACGCGGGCACCGTTCGACCTTCCGATTGACTGGCAGAACGAAGCGAACATGCTCGCGGACGTCATGGGCGAGCAGTACGTCAAGTGGCTCAACGCCGGGACGGCGCGGGCGGCGACGGACATCGCGCTCGTCAACGCGGACGTCAACGCTATCCGGGGCATCGCCGGGTCGCTCCAACTCGGCGACTACGAAACCTCTATCCGACAGGAACTCGCGAACCGCGTCGTCCGCATCACGGAGGTCCAGCGCACCGTCCTCCGCGACACGGTCCAGCGTGGCATCGAGGCGGGGCTGTCGACGAAAGAGATTGCTCGCGGGGCGCGCGTAGGCGGGCGGGTCTATCCGGGCATCAAGGGCAGGGTCGACGAGTTCTACCGCAACCGCTCGCGGGTCATCGCGCTCACGGAGTCGGCGAACGCGTACAACCTCGGACAGTTGGAGGGCTACTCGCGCTCCGGCGTCGTTCAGGAGGTCCGCATCTTCGACGGTCTCGATTGCGGTTGGACGAACCACGACGACCCCGACAAGGCGAACGGCACGACGCGCACGTTGCAGCAGGCGGCGGCACAGCCGACGTCGCATCCGAACTGTCAGCGCTCATGGGCACCCGTCCCGCTCGCTCAGACGCAGGGCGTAGGCCGCACAGCGACGCAGACATCGGGCATCTCGACGAAGCCGCCTACATCGACCCCGACTCCCCCTCCGCCACAGGCGCGCGTCGGCGTCCCCGGTTCGCGTTGGGCACAGGCATCGTTCGACGACGTCGAGCGGGCGATGCTTCCCGAAGTCGCTCCGGGTCAGGCCGAATGGGGATGGACGCAGATTGACGACATCACCCGGCTCCCGCGCGACCCGAACGGCAACGTCATGTCGCGGCTCTACATCGACAAGCCGACTCAGGCGCGGGCGCGCGAAATCATGCGTGAGCGCTACGGCATCCAAGACGTCACGTTCGACGCAGTCACGAAGTCGCAGTACACCATCGACGACGTCCGCGACGTCATGCTCGCGTTGGAGGACTACCGCGACCTCGGCGTCGGCTTCGACGACCTCGTCATCAACTTCACGAAGAACAAGGGCGGCGGCGCGCTCGCGGACTTCCGGACGTACAACGGCACGGCGGGCGAACTCAACTTCCATCTCTCGCTCGCTCGGCGCGCTCGGTTGGGCAACACGGTCCACGACGGGCAGTACACGGGCTTCCGCTCGACGGCACAGCACGAACTAGGGCACGCGCTCGACGACCGGACGATGTCGACGTTCTCCGGGCGGTTCCGGTGGAATGCCGATTGGGCGAGGGCGACAGCGTCTCAGGCGGACAACGACGAATGGCGCATCATCCACAACTCGTCGCGCGGCGTGGGCGGCGGCAAGGACGCAGCGCAACAGGTCAAGGCATACCAGAGCCGTCTCGCGGACCTTGACGACGAGATTGCGCGCAGGACGCAGTCGCTCGCGGAACGGCAGGCGCGGTTCGCTCGTGCGACGGACCCGACCGACATCCAGTTGCAGCGTCGCTCCATCCAACTCGAACAGTCGCAGTTGGCGCAGGCGAAGAACTCGAAGGCTCAATACGAGCGGTTGCTTCGGCGGCTACAGGACGACATCGACAGCGGAGCCGAAGCGTTCCCCACGAACTACGCGCAGACGGCGGCGGGCAAGGGCAACCCGTTCGCGGAGGACTTCGCGGACACGGCGCGCGGCTACTTGCAGAACCCGACAGAGTTCAAGCGGCTCTACCCGCGACGCGCAGCGCACTTCGAGAAGATGTTGGAGCGGGCGCGCTCCCTGCCGAAGAACTACGCGGACGACGTCCCTCTTCCGAAGAACACAGCGCTCTATCAGCAGCAGGAAGCGGCGAAGAAAGCGCAGCGAGCGGCGAGGGCGAAGGCGAAGCGAGACGCGGCGAAGGAAGCGGCGAGGCGCGAGGCAGAGCGCAAGGCGCAGGAAGAGGCGGCGCGCAAGGCGCGCGAAGAGGCGGCTCGTCTCGAAGCCGAACGCAGGGCGCGCGAGGAAGCGGCACGGCGCGCACGCGAAGAGGCGGCTCGACGGGCAGCGGCGGCGGACGACGTCTACAGGCCGAACCCCGGCATCACCAATCGCTCGGATTGGGCGGGCATCGTCGACGAGGGCGCAGAGCATTACCGGACGACGAGGGCGCTCGGCGGCGACCCCGGCAATCAGACGATGGCGGCGATGAACGCGCGGCTCGGCACGGATGGCGCTCCGCGTGTCGTGGACTCGGTCGACGACCTCGTTCGGGCGGGCTGGCGCGAGACCTATCGTGGGACGTCATCCGCGACGTTCAACGACTCGTTCCGCTCAGGCGCGTTCTTCCCCGGCAAGGGCATCTACGGCGACGGCACCTACACGGCGGCGGCGCAGTCGTCAGGCAGCGCGCTCCGGGGCGGCGGTCCACGCATCGCAGCGGGCTACGCGACGGACTACGGGAAGGTCATGCGGATGGCGCTTCACCCGCGCGCGAAGGTCATCTCGTACGACGACGCGTGGCAGGGCATGGTCGAAGGCGAGAAGCGGTGGCGCGAGGCGAGGGGCATCTTCCTTGACCGGGAGGGGCGAGGGTACTTCTACAAGCGCATCGACCCGGCGAGCGGGCGCGAACTGTCGTTCCCATCTGCGGGAGACGACATCTCGGCGTGGACGCGCGTCCCGGAAGAGGTCTTGGCGGAAGCCAAAGAGTTCGAGGACTACGGACAATGGGCGCTCGCCAACGGCTATGACGCCATCATCGCCGACCACGGGACGACGGGCGTCCACGACTACATCGTCATCCTCAACCGCACGGCGGTCGCGGTCGAGAAGGTCGACAGGTTCCCCGACGAGTTCAACCCCATCCTGTAGTGGTGACAGCGCGCACCATCCGGCGAAGATTGGGGGTTGACGTCTACGCGAACGTAGTCCACTATCAGGACATCAAGCCAAACGGCTAGCACGAACGGAGACCCGCAATGCAGACCATCACCATCAAGACCGCTCTCATCACCAACTTCCGCGACAGCAGCGGCATGATGTTCGACCCCTCGTTCGGCGAGATGATGCTCATGGACCGCACGCAGGGTCCGGACGTCACCATCGCCGTCGACGAGACGCAGGACGAAGCCGCCACCATCGCCGAGAAGGTGTGGGTCGTCGGCAACCGCATGGCGCGCGACGCCAACGGCACGGCATGGCCGAGCAACGTCCGCTCGATGAGCATGGGCGACGCGGTCGTCTTCGAGTATTGGGGCGAGACCTTCATCGCCATCGCCAAGGACTTCGGCTTCCACGTCGAGTTCATCAACCCGCTCTTCGTCGACAAGGTCGCCGCTCCCCGGAGCGAGCAGGGCGAGTTCGGTCCGTGGGCCGACGCCAGCGACGAGGTCGTGGCCGGTCTGACGGAGCGCGAGTCCGCTGTCGAGTTCGAGACCGCCCGCATCCAGAGCGACCCGTACGGTCTCATGAGGTAGGTCGAAGAAGTGCGGTTAGGGGGGTTGACGCCCCCCGCCGCATCGACTACTCTGGCGTAGACATCGCAACCACACACGAACGGAGACCACGATGCAGAAGCAAGTCACCCTCAACATCCAGAAGGACACCGGCTCCAACTGGACGTTCCGCTCCACGGACGCGAACGGCGAGACGACCGTTTGGGACATCGACGTCCGCATCGCCAACGAGCATGACAGCACGTACGACGTCAACGGGCGTCAGGCGACCGTCAAGTTGTACGTTCAGGTCTGCCAGCAGGACGTCGAGCGTCCCGCGTTCATCTCGACTCGCGGCACCCTCGTCATCAACCGTCTCCACGACGGCGAGATGTTCGACTGCGAAGCGACCCTCGACTTCGGCAAGTTCGAGACCATCGGCGAGACGGCAGTCATCGGCAAGACCCGCCGGGGCACGGCAGAAGCGTTCGCTTCACAGGTCGCTCAGGACTTCGTCGCGAAGATGCGGCGCGACCGGAAGGCGGTCGCCAAGTGAGCGGGAACGAAGTCACGAACCGCTACCTCAAGGTCACGCGGGACGAAGTCGGCGAGTTCATCGTCGGCTCGACCGTCACCTACGGCGGACATGACGACTGTCGGCATCAAGCCGGGACGTGTCCCCACGAGCGGACCTTCTCAGGCTATCCGGTCCACGTTTGGCAGGGAGACCGCTTCGACGGCTCCGGCGAGATGATGACGTTCGTCTCGTACATCCTCATCAACGACGAGCATCCGGAAGTCGGCGAACACGGCGACCTCGTCGCCATCCCCGTCGAGTCCATCATCAAGACCGTCACCTACAAGGTCGGCGCACGCAAGGGAGACCAGTCATGACCCGGACCATCACGCTCGACAAGGCGAAGACCATGTCGAACACAGTCGAGAACCTTCGCGAAGGCGACATCCTCGCGACCGTCCACGAGGACTTCGCGGTCCTGTTCCTCGTCGTCAAGGTCAAGCCGGGACGCAACCAGTTCGGCGACGAGTGGGTCGAACTGACCACGACGGCGCAGCACAACGGCGTCACGCGCATGGTCACGTACTCGAAGGGCGAGCGCGTCACGATGGCGTGCGATTGCGGCAAGGGCCACTTCTGCCCGCAGTTCGGCTCGGCGTTCTCTGACGGCTCCCGCTCCGTCGACGTCAAGCGCTCCGGTTCCATCAAGGTCGCCGTCACCCTGACCATCGAGGTCGACCCGGAGACGTACGCCGGAACGTACGGCGTCGCTCCCGAAGAGGCGGTCTCGGACGCACGGCGGTTCGTCAAGGACAGCATGACCCCGACGATGCTCAACGCGGCAGGCATCTTCGCCAGCGACAGCGGCATCGAAGTCGTGCGGTCGCGGTAGGATGGCGTCATGCCCATCACGTCAGAGCAGAGTCAGGCGATAGCCGCTCTGCTCGACCAACATCTCGACCTCGACGCGACGCCGGTCCTCAACACGGCGGAGCGCGTCGACCTTCGCGAACGGCTACACGCCAGTCGCGGCGGCGGCGAGTGGGACGCTCTCACGCTTCGAGAGCGCAGGCTTGCCAACGCGGAACTCCGCAGACTCCGCCGTATCAGCAGGGGATGACGATGGGGCGCTACGTGGTAGGGGTCGACGGCGGCACAGCCGAAGTCGAGAGCGACGGCACCATCGTCGCTGTCTCCGACCGGCGGCTCGGCAACCGGCTCCGGCGGAACCTCGCGCTCACGGCGGTCATCCGCGAAGTCACCGGGACCATCGGCGAGGCGACCGAAGAGGACGCGGCTATCTTCGAGCGCATCCGGGAGTACCGTCCCGGACACCCGATGCACGTCTTCGCGACGCTCTTCCTCATGGACGCAGACTTCGTCATCCCGACAGACGACATCGAGCGCGTCCGGGCGGCGGGATACAACGTCTCAGACGAAGGACTGCTCGTTTCGTCTGATTGACACGACGCCTACGGACGCGCATATAATCGACGCGTGGCGGACGTCGTCTCGCGTGACGACTCATTCGAGGTAGCCGTCCCAATCGCAAAGCGCGATAGGGCACGGCAGATTGCCTATGGCGTCGTACTCGAACCCCGCGACGCGTCGAACCCGGACCTACAGGGCGACTGGCACTCGGCAGAAGACGTCGAGAAGGCCGCTCACCGCTTCCTTGCTCACGTCGCCAACGGCGAGGGTTTCGGCGACCACATGCACGACCGACAGACGAAGGCGGGATACCCGGTCGAGTCCTTCATCGCCCCTGTGGACTTCACGTTGGGCGACCAGTTGGTCAAGCGCGGTTCGTGGGTCATGGGAATGCACTACCCGGACCCGAACATCTGGAAGGGCATCGTTGACGGGCGCTACTCGGCGTTCTCCGTTGGCGGCTACGGACGGAGGGTCTAAATGCCACGTCTCGTCGACATGGACATCGACACCGTCTCCCTCGTGGACAAGGGCGCGAACAATCGAAGGTTCGCCGTCCTCAAGCGCGCGTCAGTCCGTGGGCCGATGGTCTCCGCGCCTGACGACGCTCAATCGACGGAGAGCGGCGATAACGTGTCAGATGACACAGAACCAGAGTCGGGCGTTCGCGCGGCTCTGGGGAAGATTGCGGACGCTCTGGGGCTGTCTGACGAAGGACGCGAGTTCGTGGGCTTCGTCGACAACCACGGACAGCCGCTTACGGCAGAGACCGTCACGAAGGCGGTCGACTCATACCGGGACTTCGTCCTCGACGCTCTCAAGGTCGAGAAGGCGGGGCGGAAGATTAGCGGCGCTCGGATGACGCAGTTGAAGAACGCGATGAGCGTTCTCGGCGACCTCATCAACGGCGTCGAAGAGGGGTATTGGACCCCGCCGAACATCGAGAAGGGACACGAGGTAGACGACATGAACGAGCAGGAACTCCGCGAACTCGTCGCGAAGACCGTGAGCGATACCTTCACGGCGGCGTTCGCCGACGACGGCGCGGGCACGCAGGCCATCGCGAAGGCGGTCGCGGGCGTGCAGAAGTCAGACGAGGCTCCCGCAGAGAGCAAGGAAGAGGCTCCGGCGGCTCCCGTCGAGACTGCGGCTCCGGCTCCGGCGGCGACCGAGACGTCCGCGCAGGAACTCGCCGACGCCATCTCCAAGCGTCTCGACGAGTTCGGCACGACTCAGGGTCAGGTCATCGAGGCGGTCGCGAAGGTCGCCGAGCGTCTTGACAACCTCGAAGGCGGCGCGCGCCAGAGCGGCGGAGCCATCGAGAAGGGCGAGAAGCCGAAGACCATCACCAAGCGCGAGAAGGGCGACATGTCGTCCCTCCACGGCATCCTCGGATAAGGGAGCGCGAACATGACCATCCCCGCATCCGGCAAGTGGTCGCCAGACGGCAGGGCGTACGACTACGGGTCGGCGCTCGGCGTCAACCTCGACGCTTCGGCGTCGAAGGCGGGCGGCGTCCTCGCGGTCCCGGTCACGGCGCATTACGTCGCCTTGACGACGGGCGGCGCGGAAGCGCTCACCCTCGCGGACGGCGTACCGGGCCAGACCATCACCATCGCTCTCGTCTCTGACGGCGGCGACGGCACCCTGACCCCGGCGACGGCGTCAGGCTTCACGAGCATCGTCTTCGCTGACGCAGGCGACGTCGCGGCTCTCAAGTTCATCGACTCGACCGTGGGTTGGGTCATCCTCGGCACGGCGGGCGTCCTTGCTCCGCCAGTCACCGTCGCCTAGAGCGAAGGGAGATAGAACATGGCAGGCAAGACCCTTACTCGTCCGTACGACGAGAAGAACGCAGGCGCGGTGTCGGTCGCGGAAGCGCGCATCGACTTCGCAGCCGCCGATGCGCGCGTATACCTCGCGTCGCTCCCGGCGGGGGCAATCATCCTCCGAGCGTGGTTCGACATCGAGACCTCGTTCGACAGCGGCACGAGCGACGAACTCAACATGGGTTGGGGCGACGTCGGCGCGGCTACGTCTGACGACATCATCGACGCGGTCGACGGCACCGGCTCCGGCATTCAGGGCGAGGTCGGTCCTCTCCCGGTCGGCACCCTTGCAGCGGCACAGGACATCTACCTGTATCACCTGACCGGGGGCACGGCTCCCACGGCGGGTTCCGCGAAGGGTTACATCCTCTTCGCCCGCGCAGCGGACAACGGCGAGAGCAACGGCTTCTACGGCGCGTAGGGCTGGACTGAGAGAAGGGACACAGACAATGACCATGACCGGAGACGAACTGCTCCGCAAGGCAGCGGGGACCATCACGGTTCCCGGCAACTTCATCGCGGCGTCGGGACTGCTCCTGCCAGAGCAGGCCGACGCGTTCCTCGATGCTGTATACGACGCGACTCCGTTCGCTGCGCTACAGCGTGTCGAGCGTCGTCGCTCCAAGAGCGGCACCATCGCGAAGATTGGCATCGGCTCGCGCCTGCTCCGTCCGAAGACGACGGGCGTAGACGACGCCACTCTCAGCCGTCCGGACTTCTCGGACGTCGGCTACCAGACGGTCGCTTCGCGGCTCGACTGGGAGATTGACGAAGAGACGTTCGAGGAGAACATCGAAGGCGCGGGCTTCGAGGACCATGTCCTCCGGCTCATGACCGACCAAGTCGGGCGCGACCTCGAAGACCTCCACTTCAACGGCGACCCGACCGACGTCTCGGCGGACGCGGTCTTCCTCAACCAGAACGCCGGTTGGCTCTACCAGTTGGAGACCGGCGGCATCGCGCATCGCGTGGACGGCTCCGCCATCTCCGCAGGCGCGGTCGAGAAGGGTCACTTCTTCGCTGCCATCGAGGCGATGCCGGACAAGTATCTGCAACAGGGCCGAGCGCGGTGGATGGCTTCCCCGACCACATGGGCGCGTTACGTCGAGTACCTGACCGACCGGGCGACCGGCGCAGGCGACAGCGCTCTCATCAACGGTCAGGTTCCGTCAATCGCGGGCATCAACGGCGTGTCCATCCCGGTCATGCCGAACGACCGCATCCTTCTCGCGGACCCGCAGAACTTCATCGTCGTGAACACCAAGGACATCCGTGTTCGCCGAACGACTGAGGGTCGCGAGGCCATCCGCGCCGACAAGCGCTTCTACGCAATCTTCCTTGACGACGATTGCATGATTGAAGAGCAGGACGGCGTCGTGGACGTCTACGGTCTCACCGCCTAAGACATCCATCTAGAAGGCGGGTCGAGCGGTGGCGGGACAGGGCCGCTCGACCCGCTAACTTCATCCGGGGAGACGAGGGACCATGTACGTCCGATTGAACAACCAGACGAAGGGTTCGCTGACCACACAGTTGCCTAGCGGCGCGAAGGTCAGCATCACTCCGGCAGGCATCGAACTGTCCGACGAAGACGCGGCGTGGCTCATCGGGCGCTACGCGAACGTCGTCGAGTATGTCGTCGACACGTTGACCGACGAGCGTCCTGTTTCGCTGCCAGAGCCAGAAGCGCAGCCAGAGCCGGAGCCTGCTCCGACCCCGACTTCCGTACAGCCGGAGACCACGACAGAAGACAGCGGCTCCGGGGCAATCTCCGTCGCCGAACTTACCGAAGGCGGAAGGAAGGGCGCGACGAAGTCGAGCAAGTCGTCCGGACGCCGAACCAAGCGCACTTAGAACGGAGCGGCTAGATGGCGATTGGCGACGACTTCTCGATTGCGGCGAACGGCGACATCCGCCACGTCTCCGGGTCGACGAACTACTCCGTCTTGGAGATGCACCGTTGGTTGCAGGGTCTCGCTGACAACGAGGACTCGGCAGGCAACGACTACATGGACATCACTCGGTTCACGCCGAGCGAGCGTTCGACCGACAACATCATCACGCTTCTCGACTACAGCGGCATCTCGGGTCCGACATACAACCTCGACGACACAGCCATCGAGTTCCTGTACGACGGCAGCATCGAGCAGAGCGGCGGCGACACGCGCTACGCCGGTCTCGTGGTCGTGGGCGCGGTCGAGACGGGCACCGAACTGCAAATCTGGCAGGACGAGGCAATCCTGACGAGCCATTGGTCGACAGGGAAGAACCCCGACGCAGGCGCGTCCATCCTCAACCGCGTCCTCATCAAGACGCGCGAGGGCGGCGCGAACATCGACGGCGGTCGCATCATCGTGTGGGCGAGGGAACTCGGCGACACGTACGGCGAGTTCGCTGTGACGATGGGTCTCGGCAACAACACGGCGGCTATCTTCACGTCGACCGACCTCAACAACCAGACGGCAGAAGCCACCATCGCGACATGGTCTGACGTGACGAACACCGAAGGCTATCAGTTGTACGACATCTCGGACGATGGAGCGGACGAGGCGTGGTACAGCCGATGGGACTACGGCACGCGCTCGGCGGCACAGGTCTACGAGCGAACGAAGTGGCTACAGCGACGCGGCACGGCTTCGACCTTGCACGCGATGAGCGGCGCGCTCTTCCGTGGCATCACGCATCAATGGAACTTCGACGGTCAGACGACGAACTTCACGGAGAACAACATCGTCGTTTGGGGCGTCTACATCACGTTCACGGGTCAGACGACGAACTTCACGCTCGGCGAGTACCTGTCGTTCAGCGGCGGCGCGTACGGCAAACTCATCATGGTCAACGACGCAGGCGCGACCGGCGAGATGGTCGTCATGGTGCAGAACGCGGGGTCCATCACGACTTCCGAGACCATCACGGGTCTCACGTCAGGCGGCGACGGCACGGTCGGCACCGTCACGGACAACACACAGACGGGCGGTTCGGCTCGCATCCTTGCGGTCGACGACAACGGCGCGACCGGAACCATGTGGGTCCAGTTGCTTTCGGGCACGGCTCCCGGCGACAACTACGTCCTCTACGAGCGAGGCTCGGCGGCGACCGACCACGGCGCGGTGCAGGGCACCGTCTCGACCATCACGGTCTCGCCAGAGTTCATCGGCACCTACACCGGCTCCGCATTCATCGGAGCGCGAGGCATCGGCGTCGAACCGACTGACGGCATCGCAGCCGACCAGTTCTTCGAGTTGACGACCGGCGCACTCGTGCAGCCGCCGAACAACCAGACGTTCACCGTGTTCGGTCTCGTGGTCGGGGACCGCGTCCTCGTCACGAACAACAACGCGGGCGCTCCGGACTTCGCGCAGTTGACGTTGAACACGACGCTCTCCGGGGCGACTGTGGGCAGCGTCATCGTCGACGAGGCAATCCCCGCAGACACTCCGTCTTCGGGTTGGCTCCGCGTCGAGACGGACGCAGGGCGCTATCAGCATTGCGTCTACACGTCATGGGCGACGTCGACGTTCACCATCTCGCCGACTGAGGACTTCTCAGGCGACAACGCGACGGCTGGCAACGGCGTCATGATTGGCTACATCGACAAGGCGGCGACAGCCGTCGAAGAGTCGTGGACCGGCACCTACCAGTCGGACCGCACGATGTTCGTGCGAGTGCGCGAGGGAACGTCGGGCACGCCAATCAAGACCTTCGAGACGACAGCGGTCTTCGGTTCCGGTGGCGGTTCGGCTACAGCCATCCGAACGGACGACTACTAGCGGGCGGGGTCCACTCCCCGATGAGAGCAACGACGGTCCGGCCCAGTATCCGGACCGTCGCTTGCTACACGGAGGTCTAGATGGCAGCGTCCACATGGAACCTCGCGAACACGACAGACATCATGCTCGAACCGTCGACGGACGGGAACTTCACGGCGTTCGGCGGCGGTCCTGCGGGTCTCAACAACGAGACCGACTACTTCATCCAAGGGTCGGAGTGCGAGTCGAAGAACGCATGGGCGAGCGCGTATCGCGGGATGATGCACGACGAGGGCGCGGACCTTCCCATCGGGACCGACGAGGTCGCGATGATATGGACCATCTATCACGTTCCGAACGCGCTCACCGACAACGCCGGAGCGGGCGAGACCGGGCACGTCATCCGCGCAGGCTCGGCGGTCGACGCGAACTACTACTACTTCAAGGTCGGCGACAACCTGACGTTGCTCTTCGAGACGTGGGTTCCGTGGGTCGTCAACTGGGATAACTCGCTCGAAAGCGGCACGGTCGGGACGCCAACGGCGACCATCGACCATATCGGCGCGGGATGGGACGTCTCCGCGAACGGTCCGACGAAGGGTTCTCCGGCGGGCATCGACTGTATCCGCGAAGGTCGGTTCGAGTTGCAGTACCGCGACGGCGACGCGACACCGAATGGGCCGAACACGTTTGCGCTCGCGGAAGCGTTCTCCAACGATAACTCGCGCCGATGGGGCGTCTTGGAGTTCATCGCAGGCACGTACCGGATGCAGGGATACCACTCGTTCGGCGACGCGTCGAACCCGGTCTACTTCCAAGACTCGGACGTCGTCCTCTTCATCCGCGACACGCCATACGCTCCGGCGGGCTTCAACCGCATCGAAATCGAGAACGCGTCGACCGACGTCGATTGGGACAACATCATCATCACGGCGTTGGGGACGCAGTCACCGGGGACGTTCGTCGTCACGTCCGGCGCATTCGACGCGGTCAACTGCCAGTTCATCGGCATGGGGACGTTCGACTTCCTGTCAAGTTCGAGTGCGACCGCATGTGTGTTCGCGGGCACGGCTCAGGTCACGGCTCCGGGGACCGACCTGTCGGGGTCGCAGTTCGTCGAGCCTACGGTCGCGGCAGATACGGCGGCGGTCGTGTGGGATACAGCGACCGACACGGACGGACTGCTCGACAACACGTCGTTCGTCTCGCACCCGACCACGGCGCACCACGCCATCGAGTTCTCGACCTTCGCGACCTCGTTCGACCTCGTCGGCATCGCGTTCTCAGGCTTCGGGGCCGAAGGCGCGAACGACGCAGCGCTCTACTTCCCGGACACCGGCTCGGACCGGGCATGGGTCGTCAACCTCATCGGTTGCACCGGGACAATCAACTTCAAGAAGGTCAGGGCGGGCGACACGGTCTCGCTCGTCATCGACCCGGTCACGCTCGCCATCACGGTCGAGAACTCGGCAGGGACAGCCATCTCCGGCGCGCGGGTCATCGCGGAGGTCACGTCGGCGGCGGGCGGATGGCCCTATCAGGAGTCCATCTCCATCGTCCAGACGGCAGGCACGGCGACCGCGACGCACACGGCGCACGGGCTGTCGACGAACGATTGGGTCGTCATCCGTGGGGCGACGCAAGAGGAATACAACGGGGTCCATCAAATCACGGTCACGGGCGTCAACACGTACACGTTCAGCGTCGACAGCGGTGCGACGTCCCCGGCGACCGGCTCCCCGACCGCGACCTTCGCTGTCATCCAAGGCACGACCAACGTCTCCGGCTTCATCTCGGCGACCTACTCGTACACGGCGAACCAACCCGTACGAGTCAGGACGCGCAGCGCGACGACTCCCCCGTACTACAAGCCGGACGTCCGGACCGTTACCATCGACAGCGGAAGCGGTGCGAGTCAGACCATCGCGCTCATCACGGACCAGTAGGGGAGTGGCAATGCACGAGTACAAGGCGAACCGCGCACCGATTGACAGCGACAAGGCGGCGTGTCTCGATTGCGGCAAGCCGCCGAGCGACAGCGAACATTCGACCGTCACCGTGACGCCACCCGGCGACAAGGTCGTCATCCCCGGCAACCCGCCGGAGACAAGGGCGCGCGTCGTTCACATGGAAGACCTCCGCAGGCCGGACGGCACGGCTCCGAAGAACAACGGCGAACTCATCTCCGTCATGAACGCGAACGCGCTCGCGCAGGACAACGCGGACCTCCGCAATCAGGTCTCGGAACTCAAGGCCATGCTCGCGAAGGTCAACCTCGTCTTGACGAGCATCCAGAAACAGCAGCAGGCGATGAGCGTCACCATCGCGCAGACACACGGCGCGACGCAGGACACGAAGACTCGTCTCATGGCGCACATGCGCGACGAGCATGGTCTCCCGTGGCTTGGAGAGTAGAAGGTGATGGATGGCGACGGCGATTGATTGGGGGACGCGGGTTCTCACTATTCCGAAGGCCGACCTGACGCCTGTATCGGGCGAACTCTACGAACTCGACACGGAAGCGTGGCGGCTCGAACTCAAGGCTCTCGAAACGAGCGAGGACGGCATCGTCTTCCCTGACATCCACAGGAACCCGGTCGACTCAGGCATCGTCATCGCGGGCGTGCAGTACGCGCGCTTCATCGAAATCATCAACGGCTTCAAGGTCGAGTTCCAAGTCGACGGGTTGGTCTCACCGGATGACCACTACTCCGTCACGCTCGTCGGCTCGAACAACAACATCTTCGACGAGGGCGTCATCGTCAGGAACTCGGTCGGCGTGAACTCGCAGAACTCAGCGGGTCTCATCAAGGACACGAACGCGGACCTCGCGGCGGACGTGTGGGCGTATCAGATTACGCCGGGGTTCAACGTCGCGGACCTCGTTCGGGGCATCGCGGCGGCGAACCTCGCGAAGTTGTCCGGGGCGGGCGGTTCGACCATCATCATCCGCGACGTCGACGACACGAAGGACGCCATCACGGCGAGCGTCGACGCGGACGGGAACCGCATCTCCCTCGTTCTAGACCTGTCGTGACATGTTCGCACCGCGCTACTTCACCGAACGCTACTGGACCGGGCGCTACTGGCCGCCGGGGGGTGACATCGTCATCGCTCCGCATTACGGCATCGTCACCGTTCGCGACGAGCGGTCGGTCGGCGTGGTCGCGGCACCGGAGCGCGAAGCGTTCATCTCAAGCGACGTCCGGACGGTCTCTGTCGACGCTCGACGGGTTCGGTCTGTATATCTGGCGTCCTCGGACCCGCGTATCGTGGCTGTCGCGGCGCAGGACGGACGGAGAGCGGCGTTTGCGTGGCAGGGGAGGAATGTATCGGTCCAGCCGCAATCTTCCCGCACAGGGCGTCTGGCGGCGTCTGACGGTCGCAGGGCTTCCGTCAGTTCGACAGGACGACGTAGCATGGTCTCGACGCGCGGGCGGCGGGCGACGGTAACGGAGACGACATGAGCGACCTCGAACTCATCTACGGCGAAGACAAGACCCTTGACGTACAGGTCACGGACGAGACGGGCGTTCCCGGCACCGTCGACATCTCGTCGTCGGAGTTCTGGTTCGTCGTCAAGGCCGATTGGCTCGACTCGGACTCGGCGGCGTTGCTCACGAAGACGGTCGGCTCCGGCATCGCCATCGCAGACGGACCGAACGGGCAGGCGACCATCGCCATCGCAGACACGGACTTCGCGGCGTTCGACAACGAGCCACGGCAGTACGTGTGGGGTCTCGCGGAGCGTAACGGCGGGACCGTCTACCGGCTCGACCGGGGGACCATGCTCATCTCACCGGCAGTCCTAGAGGTTCTGACATGACGCTCGTCACGCTACAGGCGGCGCTCGACCGGGTCGGCGTCGAACACGATACGGACGACGCGGCGCGCGTCCTGCTCTTGCTCCGCGCCATCTCCGCAGAGACCGAGCAGAAGGCAGGCCGGACGTGGTCGGCGACGGACTCGTACGTCAACGAGGTCATCGACTCGAAGGGCGTGTCGTCGGTCATCCTGTCGTCCGTCCCGGTCTCGGACCTCCTGTCGGTCAACACGGTCTACGGCGACGGCGAGGACGGCGTCATCGACTATCCGAGCCGTGTCGTGTGGGACGGCGTCACGTCGTACGCGACGGGTCTCGCGGCTCCGGTCGCCATCGGGGACACGAACGTCAAGGTCGACGACGTCGCGGACATCGAGGTCGGACATCACATCCTCATCTCGGACGACGAGGTCCGCTACGTCACGGCGGTCGGCACGGCGGGCGCAGGCGGCACGGGCGTCGACTTCATGCCAGCGGCGCGCTTCGCGAACTCGGCAGGCAGCATCTATCACGTCGCCGGGGCGGACGCGTGGGTTCTCGACGACCCGCGACGCGGCAAGGTCTACGTCAGGGAGGGGCGGCGCTTGCTTCGCTTCATCTACCGCGTAGCAGCGGAGACGGTCCCGTACGACTTGCAGGAAGCCGTCCTCGCGTGGCTCGGCTCATCGTGGGCGGGGCGCGCTCTCAACCCGGCGCTCTCGTCCTACACGACCGGCGACGACTCAGAGTCCTACTCGGTCTCGTCGGCGGAACTCGCAGGCACGGCTCCGCCGGACGCAG